ATGACACCGACCAGTGAGCGTAAGCCGCTCGGGTTCCTGTACGACGAACTCGGCGACGACATGGATGCGGCCTACGCGGAGCGCCGCAAGCACAAGCCCGGCACGCCGGAGTACGTCGCGGCCGACGAGAAGATCGAGTCGGTCTACGCCGCCCTGCGCGTGCTCAACATCGAGGCGAAGGCACTATGAGTGCCGACCGGTGCTGTCCTGGCGAGGGTTCGATGGCGCACGTTCGTGGCTGCGTTCGTCATCCGGAAAGCGCGCACTGCGTCTGTGAGCAGGTGCCATGCGCCCACACGTTCGCACTCACTCCCCCCGCGGGTCAGCGTGAGTGGCGCATCGACGAATGGCTTGCGCTACCCGACACCTGCGCCATTCGCGGCTGTGAGAACGATGAGGCCGACCAGCGAGGCCCCGTGTTTTTCAACGACGGGTCGATGCACAAGGTCTGCCCTGAGCACTGGGAGCCGATCTTCCGCGTCCTCGGTGAGCAAGCAACCTGGGAGGAAGACGCCGGACACATGACCCACCAGATCGGAGCAAACCATGAGTGATCGCACGAACCAGATGAAGACCGAGACCCTGACCGTGATGACCCGCCACAGCCTTCTGATGTACCCCCACATGCGACTGTCCGACGACGGGCTCGTGGCTTACTCGACCGTTGAAGACGAGAGCGGTGTGCGTCAGCGAACGATCTACCTACACCGGACCACGGTCAACGAGATGGGCGGCCCGGTCTGCATCACGGTCACCGTTGAGCCCGGCGACCACCTCAACCCCGCGTCGGTGGCACCGTGAGCCACGGACGCCACCTCCACTTGAGCGACGACAACCTGACCGCCCGTCGCACCGCCCAAGACGCGGTTGAGGCTGCGCTGGTCCTGGTGCACGACGTCATATACGGGACCGCGAAGCCGATCGAGACGCTATATCGGGTCGGGGTAGTGCTCGAACACTGCTCGGTCGTCAAAGGGGGGGAGTAATGCAGAGCCAGCCGAACAGCGAAGACCGGGCTGCCATGCAGCGCCTCAATGACTACCTGAACCAGAACCCGACGCTCACTTGGCGACGGCTACGGGCTAGACAGAGCCGTCCGCTACCTGGCCACCGTCTGCGCCGGCCACCCCGACTATGAGGTTGACTGGAGCCCATGAGGCAGGTTCGCGAGTACGTCGCCAAGGACGGCACCAAGACCCACCGTGTCCGCTACCGCCTCGACGGCACCGAACACAGCCAGACCTTCCGCAGCAAGAAGGACGCCGATACGTTCGCCAAGATGGTCGACGTCGGAGTCATCGACGCGCTCAGGTGGCTAGCCGACCGAGGAGCAGGCACACCCGACGGACCCACCTTCGCCCAGTTCTTCGAGACCTACGTCGACCAACTCACCGGCGTCACCATCCGCACCCGCGACGACTACCGCGCCCAGAAACGCCGCTACCTCACCGAGCTCGACCCACTCCCCCTGCCGCTCATCACCCGCGGGCGTGTGACCAGCATCGTCAACCGGCTCGAGCGTGAAGGCCGCTCACCGAAGACGATCCGCAACGTCGTGCACATGCTGTCCTCCTGCATGGGTCTCGCGCTCTACGACGGCCACATCGCACGCAACCCCTGCCACCGGATGCAGCTGCCCAAGGAAGGCGTCAACCGCGACCGGGCACGCTTCCTCACCCACGACGAGTTCGGCGCCCTCTACGACGCCATGCCCGATCACTACCAGCCACTCGCCGCGTTCATGGTCGGCACCGGACTCCGCTGGTCCGAAGCCACCGCGCTCTACTCCCGCCACGTCGACCTCAAGGCCGGAACCGTGCGCGTCGAACAGGCATGGAAGAAGGTGCCCGGCGGCTGGGAGATCGGACCACCCAAGTCGGCAAAGTCCTGGCGCACCGTCAACGCCGCCACCGGAGCACTCGCCGCAGCACAGCCGCTCCTGCGTCGGCCGCGCGACCACGTATTCACCACGCCCAACGGTCTCGTCGTGCGTCACGCCAACTTCTACAACCGCGTCTGGCAGACAGCCTGCGTCGACGCTGGCCTAGGCGACTGGGTAGACGGACCAAACAAGCGCCAGTGGGAAGGCCCGAGCCCCCACGACCTGCGCCACACGCACGCGTCGTGGCTCATCAGCGACGGACAATCGCTGGAGTCCGTCCAGGACCAGCTGGGCCACGAATCGATCCTCACGACCCGCAAGGTCTACGGCCACCTCCTGCCAGCGATCGGCGTGGAGGTGGGCCGTAGTGCCTCGGCGGGGCTTGAGCGCGCCCTAGCGAACCGGGTGCAGCCCCTCGCTCTCGGCTGACCTGGCCGCGTCACGCATCAACAGCGTCCGCATCAGCGTCTGCGTCCGGCACGTGAAGCGCCGGATATGCAGCGTCGCCGCCACGGCTGACGACGCGCACGCCGTGAACCCGCACGCCTGAGCCACCGGCTCGTGCCCAACCCACAGCGATACCCATAGGCCGACGATCAACGCGCCGACCACTCCCCACGCGCCCCAAGTCGCTACTGCCATCGTGCTGTGCTGCTGTCCTTCGTTCATCCCCGAGTCTCCACTCTCATCCTTGACTTCCAAAGAGGAGTCAACGACCGAGGTGTGACAACCGGCACGAGTTCGGCGTGTCCTGTCCCGGATGGTGAACAGAAGGTGCTAACGCCACCCCTCGGGGTGAGGTTGGTGGGCCGCGCGGCAACCGGTGAACCATCACGACGCCTCCTCCGCCCGCTGCTCACGAAGCTGCCGCAGATAAAAGCCCACCACGACGTGCTGCCGGTCCTCGCTCAACTCTGAGCGGTACACGGCAGCCTCGACCGGATCGCCGGCGTAGTCATAGGCGCCCAGCAGGTCGCGCAGTTTCGCGCGGTCGGACTCGCTCGGCATCGTGTGACCGGCGCGCCAGTTGTAGACCGTCTTCTTGCCTACGTCGATGGCGTCGGCCAGCGCCTCGTTGCTCACGCCATGCGACGCCATAGCCGCTTTCAGGCGCTTGCCGTGGTCTGCCTTGTCCATGCCCCAAGACTGCCGCAGGTTGCCGCTTAGGGCGAGGTTCTGTGCCTTTCAAATGCTGAGACAAGTCTGAAAATCCGGCTTGAAACACAAGATTCCGATTCGCAGCAGAACCGCAGGTCAGCGCCACTTTCGGGCAGTTTCAAGGCGATCATTTGCAAGAACTTGCCGCGTTGGCGTTGACCCTGTCGGTAGTCGGGTGCATCCTTACGTCTATGAGTAAGAGAGTGGTTCTCCACCGGGGCCTGCGGACCATCCGCCAGCTCAAGTCCATGAGTCAGGGCCAGCTCGCAACGGCGGCATACATCTCGTCGCCGCAGCTCAACAACATCGAGGCCGGTCGACGGCCCGCCAGCCAGGAGTCCATTCCGCTCCTTGCTGCCGCCCTCGGCGTCGAGGTCGACGCCATCTCCTACGAAAGCGAGTCCGTCGCATGACGCTCCCCGAGCTCCACCCCCTGGCCCAAGTGGCGAAGTCGCTCGGCATGTCCGAGCGGTGGGTCCGCCAGAAGCTGGCCGAGGGTGCCGAGCACACCCGCCTCGGCCACAAGATCCGCTTCACCGACGAGCAGGTCGAGGCGCTGATCTCCTCGCACGCCCAGGTGCCGGTCAAGCAGTCGATCACCACCGGTCGCCGGAAGAAGGCGTCGTGACCACCACCCCCCTCGCCCTCAAGACCCACGGCCAGCACCAGGCCGAGTCCGCAGCCGACCCCCGAGTCATCGCCGCCATCGACGCAGCGATCGCCCGTCACGCGAAGTCGGGCCGGCGCTTCTCGGCGAACACGATCCGCGACGAGTTCCCGACGACCTCGAGCCGCGGTCTCGTCGGAGCCAGGGTCGACGCAGCCAGGAAGCGCGGCGAGCTCATCGCCACCGACCAGCGCGTGAGGTCGACGCTGCTGTCGACGCGGGGTGCGTGGCTGACCGTCTGGGTCGGTGTGTCGTGAGCGCCGCCGAGGTCCGGCTGGCCGAGAACCTGTCCCGCCGCATCGAGCTCATGTGGCAGCGCTTCGACGAGACCGGCGACGTCCGCTGGCTCATCGCCGCCGACAAGTCCGAGGCGGCGTTGCAGCGGCTCAGGCAGCGGGTGGCGTCGTGACGACCTCGCTCATTGGCGGCTTCGGTGTCGTCGGCCTGGGTGTCTCCGGTCAACCCGCGCGCCACCGTCCGAGCCCCGAACTGTGCGCCGAGTTTGACCACCCGGGCGCGACCTACAACCCGTGGCAGGACAAAACGTGGTGCCTGTGTGGCGACGTCATCCGTCAGGGCAACCACGCGACGCACGACGCCTGCTGCTGCGGTGGTCGGCTCGTCGCCTGCCAGCACCCCTAGCCCCACAACAGCAGCGAAGCCGGCTGCCACATCCCCGCAGAAACCGGCCTCGCTACCAACGGAAAGGTACCGCAAATGAACATCCTTGAGGCGCGTGCTGCGATCGAGGCCATCTTGGCCGCGATCCCGGACAAAGAGCTTCCCAAGTTCGACAGGCGCGAGGTGCAGGCCGATGGCCGTGTCCTCGTATGGTGGGGCGGCACCGGGCACTACCTCGGCAGCGCCACCACCGACGGCGAACGCGACCCGCTGGCTTACCGCCGCAGTGCTTCCTGGTCCGCCATCGAAGGCGAGATGACGTGTCGCGCCGACGCTAAGCACCTCAAGCGCGAACGTGCCGGCCGCGCCAAGCAGGTTTCGGCATGACCCCCCTCACCCACCTCCACACCGGCCGCATCGCCAACACCCTCGTCCTGGTCCGCACCTACGCCGACCACACCCTCACCATCGAACCCCTCGACGCTGACGGACGCGGCACGGGCGAGTGCGAGCTGACGGCGCAGGGAGTGTCGTGATGTCGCGCGAGTTCGAGTTCAAGATGCGCGTCACTGCTTGCGACCGCGAGGGCTACTACTACCCGCGCTGGGACCAGGCCCGCACAGTCACCGCGATAGCCACCACCGAGCAGCAGGCCATCAACGATGTCGCCGCCGCCCTCGGTCCGTGCCGCGACGGTCGCAACTGGTACTGGGGCTTCAAGGTCGACGCCATGAAGGCGGTGACCCCATGATCCGCCTGGCTCCCGACCTCGCCCTCGTCACCCACAACGGCACCTCGACCGTCCACCACATCCCCACCCGCGGCGAGGTGCTGGACAAGCACGGGCTGCACGGGGTTGTTGGGCTCGCTGACGTGCTGCACGGGTGGGCTGTCCAGTGAGCGCCGAGATCTGTCCCGTATGTGGTGGACCCAACTCAACCGGAACGCGGGCATGCGGCGTCAGTTGCGACCTGGTAATGGGCTCGCCGGAACCCTTCGGAGAAGTGCTGCTTTCGCTGTCCTTTGGCCTTGCTTCTCTCGTGGTGGGCATCTGGATCTTGGCGGTGGTCCTCTCATGACCCCCGACCACCTCGTAGGCGCCGCACTGGTCCTCCTGTCACTCGCCGTCCTCCTCGTGATCTACGGCCCCCGGTTCGCCGCGTGGGTCGGGGGGCGCAAGGACGACCTCGCCCGTGACCGACAGGCGCGCGACGACAAGGCCGTGCGGACGTGGATGGACCGGGGTGCGGCATGAGCGGGCGCAGGTTCGACCACGGCGAGCTCAACATCCCCGGCCGACTCAAGAACCTCGACCGCGAGATCGACCGCCACCTGGCCGAGCAAGCGCGCGAGGGACGCAAGCAAGCACGTCTCGACATCGCTCAGCGGAAGGCGGACCGCGAGGCCGAGAAGGCAGCCGAGGCAGCGCGGGTCAAGTTCACCGCCGCCGACCTCGCCGACGCCATCGCGGTCCGCGACAGGTGGGGATGGCACCGAGTCGCCCGCGTCTCAGCCAAGTCCGTGACGGTGGAGACCGCCTACTCGTGGACTGAGCGCATCCCGCTCGCCAACGTGCTGGAGGCCAAGCCATGACCCGCCGCCGACCACCCACCTGGATCACCACCGCCGCGGGATGGGTGGGGGGCAAGGTCGCCGACGGGTGCAGCTGGTTCTTCGAGACGAAGGTGGACGAGCCCCGCTGTCGGTGGGCGAACGAGACGCACATGGGGCGTGGTCCCGATGACTGAGTCCCACGCCCTCGCCGCCGAGCGCGACGAGCAGAACCGCAACCCCGACCGCCGCAGCCACCTGTCCGTGGCGCGGGAGGAGTGGGCGGGGGGTGAGCCGATGCCGACACGACTCGTCTACGGCCCACGAGGGTCCGACCCCTGGTTCTGCTGGTGCGGCGAGGCCATCGACATCGACGAGCCGGCGTGCATCCACGGTCGATACCTCTGTCCCGAGCACGTCGACGAGTGCGGTGAGTGCGTCGACGAGAAGGCCGACGCGCGTGAGGACTTCGAGCGCAAGTACGAGAAGGAGCAAGGCCGATGACGCTCGTTGAGTACCCCCGCCTGGAGCAGGGCACATCGAAGTGGCACGAAGCCCGTCGCGGCATCGTCACGGCCTCAGTCGTGGGTCGCCTCATCATCCTGGGGCCGCCTGACGCCACGACTGTCGCCTGCCCGGCATGCAAGGTCGAGGTGGGCGCATGCATCAGCCTGTCGCGCAAGGTTCCGACCGCTCTCAAGAAGGTGCATGACGAGCGGGCCGCGGCCGCCGGCGAGCTGCCGTCTATCCCTCGGGTTGCCGACAACGAGACCTCGAGCACCCTGACGGCCAGCCTCGTCGCTGAGCGCATCACCGGCATCAGCGAGACCCTGCCGCCGAACCGCGACATGAACCGCGGCATCTGGTCCGAGCCCTACGCCCGCGACCTCTACGCCGCCCACTACGGCAAGGTCGCCGAGGTCGGCTTCATGCGCTACGACGGCGACGGCTGGACGCTCGGCTACTCCCCGGACGGCCTCGTTGGAGACGACGGGCTGATCGAGATCAAGGCGCCCAGGTCCAAGACGCAGGTGCTCACCGTCCTCACCGACGACGTACCCGCTCACTACATGGCCCAGTGCCAGGCCGGGCTACTCGCGTCAGGCCGCAAGTGGCTCGACTTCGTGTCGTACGCGGGCGGGATGCACGTCTACGTCAAGCGCGTCCTGCCCGACCCTGCGTGGTTCGCAGCCATCGAGGCCGCCTGCCGCACCTTCGAGACCACCGCCGCCGCGATGGTCGCCGACTACCACGAACGCGTCGCGGGTCGGCCCGTCGCGCCTCTCATCGATTTCGAACTGGAAGTGATCTGACATGCCCGACATCACCGACACCCTCGCCCCCAAGAGCGACCAGCTCGACAACATCGACCTCCGGGGAGGCGAGCCGCGCATCTTCACGGTCACCGGGGTCGACGTCCGAGTGGGCAGCGACCAGCCCGTCTCGGTCTACCTCGCCGAGTTCGATCGCCCTTGGAAGCCCGGCAAGAACATGCGCCGCGTCATCGCCCACTGCTGGGGCCGCGAGTCCGACAACTGGGTCGGCAGGCGCGTGGAGCTGTTCGCCGACGAGAGCGTGACCTTCGGCAAGGAGACGCCGGGCGGGACTCGGATCTCGCGGATGTCCCACATCGACGGCGTACAGAACGCTCCGATCCTCGTCAGCCAGGGACGCGCCGGCACCTACAAGGTGTCGCCCCTCCCCGACACCCCCAAGCCGCCCCCCGAGCCCACCGCCGAGGAAGTCGCCGCGTGCGTCGACCTGGACGCACTCCGGGGCATGTGGCGTGCGTCCGGCCCGGATCTTCGCAAGGTGATCGAGGTGCGGATCGAAGACCTCAAGAACGAGCCGACGCGTGACGAGCTGCCGATGGACCAGCCATGAACTCCCTCATCCGCCGCCGCCTCAAGCCCGACGCCCAGCGCAGCAACTACGGCGACTCATGTGCGGGTTGCGCGCCACATCGGTGGCACGGGCTCGCCTGCAACGTGAGCCTCTGCCCGTGCCCGACGTCGTGGATGGAGCCGGCATGATTACCGAGCTCACCTTCGAGATCCCCAAGTCGTTGTGGCTCACCAGCAACCGCCACATCGTCAACCTCCCCTACCGCGCCCGTCTCGTCCGCGACCTGCACCAACTCGCAGCAGCCACCGCGACCATCGCGCGGCTCGAGCCCGTCAAGGGACAGGTGCACGTCCACTGGACAGTCCGCTACCCCAAGGGCGTCCGGCGCGACAAGGGCGAGGCTAGCAACGCGCAGCCCACGACGAAGGCGCTTCTCGACGGCTTGGTGCCGACCTGGCTGACAGACGACGGCCCGCAGTACGTCGTCGCCGAGACCTTCCAGCGCGGCCCCAACCTCGACGAGCGCGAGATCCACACCGTGCGGCTCGTGATGACGCCGCAGGAGGTGCCGTGGTGAGTTTCGACTACCGCACCCTGAGGAACGAGCCCTTGCTGCTCGAGTCCCCGATGTTCCGCTACGAGTGCTGCGAGCACTGCCGCACGAGTCGGTGCCCGCGACACGACGGGCACCCCGACCCGTGCTCAGCCGACCCGCTAACGACTAACGGGTGCCAGGCGGGCAACACGATGCTCGGCGAGGTGAGGCCATGACCGACACCCCGCACCCCCCAGCCCCCTTCCCCCACCACCTCACCCCCAAGGTCCGCGCATCCATCGCCGCCCACGAAGCCGTCGCCCGTCGACAGCGCGAAGCCGACACCGAGCAGGAGGAAGCAGCATGAAGACCCCCGAGAACAGCCCGCCACCACCATGTGCCGGTCAGCACGAACTGTTCGACAGCCGCGAGGAGGAAGACCACCTCCAGGCGCGCGCGCTCTGCAACGGCTGCCACGTGTTCGCCGCCTGCTGGGACAACTTCCAGGCTGTCAGGAACGCGCCCTCCCACCTCGGCGGCGCACCCGAAGGCACCTGGGCCGGGATGCTCATCGGCACCGCGAAGCTCCCGTCCAAGTTGGCGCCGTGCGGCACCGAAAGCGCCTACCAGCGGCACCGCTACAACCGCGAGGACGCCTGCGAGGACTGTCTCCAGGCGCACCGCGACATCGTCAGGCAGCGAGCGGCAGCCAAGCGTGCTGAGGCGAACCCGATGGACGCGGCATGACAGGCAATTCGGCGTCTGACCTGCGGGTTTACGGCAATCAGTCTGCTAGACTGTCGTTGGAAACAACGGAGCCCCAGCCGCGTTTTTGGCGATCCGCAGCTGAGGCTCCTATCGACTGTAAGGAGTCGACAGTGCCTAGTTTGCCACCCACCACGGCCACCCGCATAGGTGACCCGCTGACTGCCGCGATGAGCCGCCTCGATGGCTGCCCGCGGTGCGTCCACAACACCGAGACGCCCACCGCCGCTGTGCCCACCGATACCGGCTGGCGATGCCACTACCGATGCACCGACTGCGGACACACGTGGGTCGCCTGCTGGATGGAGGACTGATGGCGAGCAATCGTGAAGCTATCGGGGCCCGACTGCGGTTCGAGGTTCTGCGCCGCTGCAACTTCGCTTGCTACTACTGCGGCGTCCCGGCCTCGATGGGCATCAAGCAACTGCACATCGATCACGTCGTCCCTGTCGACCTGGGTGGCGCCAATCAGCCATGGAATCTCGTCGCTGCGTGCTGGGACTGCAACGCAGGCAAGACCAACGGCGTCCCGACCAGGGAGTTGATCGACCGCGTTCGCAGCGACTACTGCGGATATCTCGAGTCCACTGGCGAGCAGGTCGTCTCCTGCAAATTCTGCTCCTTGCCCTTCCAGCTTCTTCCCGACGAGGACTGGACCGACCGTTGCGACACCTGCGACGCGATCCTGTTCTACGGGTATGACGCCGGCGCCGGAACCCCTCGAGAGTGGGTGGCTCCCTGATGCGCATCCGATCCATCCGACCAGAGTTCTGGTCATCCGAGGACGTCGCAGCGATGGACTGGCACACCCGCCTCGTCTACATCGGACTGTGGTCCTACGTCGATGACAACGGCGTCGGGCGCGACAAGGAGCAGCTGGTGACAGCCGCCCTCTTCCCGCTAGACGAGGCACTACGGGAGTCCTCCCGGAGGGTTACCGGAGCCCTCCGGCACCTTTCCGACCATGGTCAGATCACCCGCTACGTGGTCGACGGCAAGCCATTTCTGCACGTCACCGCCTGGACCACCCACCAGCGCATCGAGAAGGCGTCGAAGGGTCGCTACCCCCTTCCGACCTGCGACAAAGCAGAAATCACGGAGCCCTCCCGGAATACTCCCGGAGCCCTCCCGGACATGTCGACCCTTGGAGAAGGGGAGAAGGGGAGAAGGGGAGAAGGGGAGAAGTCTTCTTCGTCCGACACGTCGGACAGCCCCGACCGCTTCGATGACTTCTGGGCGACCTACGGCTACAAGATCAAGCGGGCCGATGCGGCGAAGGCGTGGGCGAAGGCCGTCAAGAAGGCGGACGCGGACCAGATCATCACCGCCGCTGCCGCCTACGTGAAGCGAGTTCGAGCCGACAAGGCAGCCCGAGGGGACCGGGCGCCCGACCAGGCGCACGCCTCCTCCTGGCTCAACGCCGAACGATGGGCCGACGAGCCAGATGGCGGCAACATCCACTACCTCCCAGGTGGCGAGGTCGACCCAAGCACGATCGTGTGGCCCGAGCACCAGGCTGACTGGATGAACTCGTGATGGGCGACGACGAGCGGCCGACCTACGACCGCAACGCCGAGGTCTCAACCCTCGCCGCCTGCCTCTCGACGCGCACCGCCCGCGACGAAGCGCGCCGCTACGTTTCCGGTCGCGACTTCCTCGATCCGGCCCACGAGCTGCTGTGGAACACGATGGCCGACCTTGACCGCACCGAGGCCGGGGTCGACCCTGCGGCGCTCATGTCCAAGGTGCAGGGCAAGGGGCCGCTCAAGGAGACCGCAGCCCGACTGCTGCCCGACCTGATCACCTGGCCCGCGCTGCCCGACCACGTGGCGCAGTACGCCGAGACGGTCCGCGAGTGGGCCACCCGTCGCCGGCTCATCACTGAGGCGACCCGCACCACCCAGCAGGCGCTCGACACCAGCGAGCCTGCGACCAGCCTCGCCGCGGCCGTTGCCAACCGGTTCGCTGCGATCCGCGACACCGGCAACCCAGACGACGTCGAATCGCTGACGCTGGGCGAGGTTCTGTCGCAGCCGGAGGACGAGCCGGACTGGCTGGTGCCGGGGCTGCTCGAGCGCCGTGACCGGTTCATGCTGACCGGCGAGGAAGGGCTCGGCAAGTCGCACCTGCTGCGGCAGATGGCGATCCTCCCCGCCGCTGGCCTCGACCCGTTTGGGCTGGACCGGATCGACCCCGTCTCGGTGCTGATCATCGACTGCGAGAACTCGGTCCGTCAGGTGCGGCGCCGGGTCCGCGGCCTGGTGGAGAACGCCCGCCGCTGGGGCAACGGTGACCCCGACCGCGTCAACCTGCTCTGCTCGTCGCGGATCGACATCACCGCCGACCGCGACCTGGCCCGCATCCACCGCGAGCTCGACGCTTGCCAGCCGGACCTCGTCGTCATCGGCCCGCTGTACCGGCTGGTCCCGCGTGCATTGCAGACCGACGACGACACGGCACCGATGCTGGCTGCGCTCGACACGATCCGTGACCGGGGTGCTGCGTTGCTTATGGAGGCCCACGCGGGTCACGCGGTCGGCAAGCAGGGTCAGCGCGACCTGCGGCCCCGCGGGTCCTCCTCACTGCTGGGTTGGCCGGAGTTCGGCTACGGCCTGCGAGGTGTGGCGTCCAAGTACGCGGCGCTCACCAAGTGGCGCGGCGACCGTGACCAGCGCGCATGGCCGACGCAGCTTCGTCACGCCGACGACGGGACTCGCTGGGTTCCGCACGACCTGCCTGAGCCCTGGGAGGCCGCATGAGCCACGCACCCCGCCCCACACCCGTCCCCGCAGATGACCACCAACCGGAGGAAGCATGAGCACCGAGATCCGCCGCACGACGCAGTCCAGGTACGCCGTGACCGTTGAGGACGGCGAGATCCGCGCATGGCCGTACACCAGCTCGGGTCGACGATTTCAGGTTTCCCGGGTGGAGGTGGTGGTCGACCACGAGCGCGGTGGGCCTGCGCTACAGACGCCCCACCTGCTTGGTCCGCTGGTCAAGAAGGACGGCAGCCACGGAGTCGACTGGGCCGACGAGTCGATCTGGTACTCGGATGAGACGCCTGAGTGGCTCCCCGCCGTGCTTGAGCGGGTCCGCAAAGACGCCGACCGCCTGACGTGGACCACCACCGAGACCCACCGATGACCCCCACCCTCGCCCTCACCGACGCCATCACCTGCCTCGGCATGGAGTGGGCCGAGCGGGTCCGTGAGGCAGTAGACACCACCACCCGCACCAGGCCCACCCGGGCCGCCAACCAGGAGGACGACCGTGGGAATTGACGTGAACCTGTACGCCGAGGTCAACCCGACCGACGAGCGACTAGCGCAGGCCGAGGAGGCGTTCTTTGCACGCTGTGGAATCGCTGACCGCTACGAGAGCGACGGCAAGGTGCGCTGGCTGTCGCTGGCCCGCGAGAACTACGAGTGGACCGGCCCGCGGGTCGTCGCCAACGTGACGTGCCGCTACTGGGGTCCGGGCTACGAGCGCGGCGACTGGCCCGCGATCTACGGCGCGATCCGGCTGATGCAGGCGCTGTTCCCGGAGGCGCGCGTCTTTTACGGCGGCGACTCGTCCGACGACGGCGAGATGTGTGACGAGGCCATGTTCGCCGAATTCTGGGAGCACTACCTGAGCCCGGCTGGTGACAACTACCGCAACCGGATGCGCGTCGAGTTCAGCGAGCACCCGCCGTCGCCGTGGCCCACAACCCCCACCCCCGTTGCCTCGGCGACCGACACGACAGGAGCAGGCGCATGAGCGAGACCGGCTACCCGGCGTTGATCTGCGACCACGAGGACGGCTGCGACGAGTACGCACTCGACCACACGCTCGGTGGTTTGGGTCGGCTCATCGACAGCGAGACGCAACTACCTGAGGGCTGGTCTGGTGCGCGGCCGGGCGACAAGGGCGAGCACTTCTGCCCCGAGCACAGCGCCGACCGAGCCACCGAGGGGGCAGGCGCATGAGCGAGACGCTGCGGGAGCGCCAGTTGCGGTCCATCGTCCGGCGCATCGAGAGCGAGGCCGATACCTCGAGCCGAGCCGGGCAGTACGCCAGCCTGAACCGAATCGCCGACGATCTGCGCGAGGTGATCGAGGGGCTGGCCGCCACCGCCCCGACGCCCGAGGCGCACGGTGTCGCAAGCCTCAGCCTGGAGGAGCGGGACGAACTGACGCCCTTCGACAACGGGTCGTACATCTGCGCCTGTCCGACCGACCAGTGTCCAACGCTTCCCTGCCCGACCGCCGAGGGTCTGACTCACGCCGTCGAGCGCATCCTCGCCGCACGCACCCGGGCCGCCCCAGTTGTCCACCAGTGCCCGGCTGGCGACGACACGCTGACGGGCTGCTGCAACCGCTCGCCAATGTCGCTGCCGCGCACCGACCGCATCACGGTCGACGACGCGCTGGTGACGTGCGCCACCCCCGACCCCACCCGCACCGTCCACCCGGCCGGCGCGGCAGACACGCACACGACAGGAGCAGGCGCATGAGCGAGCAGGTGGCTAGGGCAGTCGACGAGGTGCTGGCACCCAAGACGTGCGCAATGGACGACCCGGCGGTGAACATGTGCCCGCACGATGCGTGCTGGCTGGGCATCACGTGCGCGGTTCCCAACGTCACCACCGAGGGGGCAGGCGCATGAGCGAGACGCTGCGGGAGGTTGAGCGGTTGGGTCGCATGGCCGCGCAACAGGGCGACGACTACTGGCTCACCCACCTCCGCGCTCTGCTGGCCGCCACTGCCCCGACGCCCGACGAGGTGGGGTTGGTGGAGTACCCGCTTGCTGGCCTCACTGAAGACGAGGTGGCCGAGATGACGGGCCGTTTCATCGGCACCTCGTTTGCACGAACGGGAACGGCCGATGTGAATCTGATCCCGCACCTTCTGGGTGACGTCATCAAGATCCTCGCCGCACGCACCGGAGCCCGAGCATGACCGCCCCGGTGCCCGAGGTCGACCCGGGGCTGCTCGAGGTGTTGGCGGCGAGGCTGTCCGAGCTGGACATCGAGCGCGGCAACGAACTGGCCACCCACCTCGCTCGTGCCGTGCAAGCCCACGTCGAGGGTCGCGTCGAGGCGGCTGTGGTGGGGGCGCTGGAGGGGGCGGCTGCTGCTGTCGAGGGCGTCACGCGAAACCACACGTTCGGCGACTGGAGCGACGCTGAGCAACACTGCCTGACCATTGCCGCCCGCATCGTCCGCGAGCAGGCCCCAGACGCGCGACGTTCGCCGGAGACGGCCTCAACGCCTGACGGTGGGCGCGAGCTGTGACGCCCGCCATGTGCATAACCGCAGGTCAGCGGCCTGTTGTGCTAAAATCGGAGGACAACACAAGACGGCGCCGGACGCGGAGTTGGTACCTCCGGCCGGCGCCTAATCGACTAACGAGGAGTCGACTAGTGACAGATGCTATGCCCGCCCTGCGCCCAGCGCAGCAGCACCCCACGTTCCAGTTTCAGCACAAGGCACGCTCGCCCCGATGGATGGGCGCCCGAGGTCTCTACCAGCGGGCCGCGCTCGCTAAGTACGCCTCCACGACCGGCCGTGACGTGTCGATCTGGGCCTACGTCACCACGGCTTGCGACCTGGACGACTGCCTCGACGTTGAGTGCATGTTCGTCCATGCGCCAACCCACATCGACTACCCGAGTCGGATCTGCGTCTACTGCGGCGACCCGTCCGGAACCCGCGACCACCTCGTGCCCCGGGCGTGGTCCAACGGTGCGGCTCGCCTGTTCGTAGCGGTGGTCCCGGCCTGCTCGGACTGCAACGGGCGGATCAACGATTCGTGGGCGGTCTCGGTCTCGGAGCGGCGCAAGGTGGCTCACGCCTCGCTGCGGAAGAAGTATCGCGACCTCCTGACCGAGAAGCCGTGGCGGCAGGAAGACCTGGACGAGCTGGGGCACGCTCTGCGTGAGCACGTCATCAAGGGCCAGCACAAGCGGGAGTGGGTGAAGGCCCGCCTCGCGTGGCCCATCGACCCCGAGTACGACCTGCGCGCGTTCCAGCGCACGGGCATTGAGGACCCGGCCGAGAGGGGGCTGATCTGATGAGCCAGCAAGGTGACTTGCTCAACGGCCTGCGGACTCACGACCTGCCGCCCAAGTGGGATGGGCGCGCGGTGTCTTGGACCGCGTGGGAGTACGCGCGGTCCGGCGTGTTCATCTGCCCGCCACCCAGGAACGAAGTGTGCGAAGGCTGCCGGAAGCCGACGACCGAGAAGGGCTTTCCCCTCTGGTCCATCTGCAAGGGATTGCGGGCCGACTCGCCTCACCTGACGCTGGATGACTTCGCAGCAGAGGAAGCCGCGCGGGCACGGCTGCCGTGGTTGGTCCGAGGCAAGATGCCGCGCCACTGGTGGATCGAGCTCTATGCGTCCCGGTGCCACCTCTGCGACCTCGACACCGTCACCGACATGACATCCGGCGAGGTGTGGACCTTGGACCACACGGACTACGGCGACGAAGGCTCGAGTCAGCCCGAGGGCGTGCGGGGCGGTGAGGGGGCGTGAGGGGCGAGGTTGGCAACTGGCGGCCCCTGCGTCGACGACTGGCAGACGAAGCCGTGGCGCTGATGGATGAGCAGCGGGCGGCCGGACACAAGCCGCTGCGGGTTCACCTGATGCTCGTCAACGACGACACCGGCCGCGGACGCACCGGCTGTGACGGCGGGCTCGGTGAGTGGGTTACGGGCGACACCGCTCAGGTGACGTGCAGGCCATGCCTTGAGGTCGCGCACGCATGACACACATCCCCGGACCCAGCTGGAACGTCCAGGACTACATCGACCACCTCGTCAGCCGAGTGCAAGTCACCAACCCGCCACTGCCGCCCGCGTTCCGACCGTTCCCCAAGGCCGACCTCAGCGCCTACATCCACGTCATGGACCTCTACTGCCGCCAGGTTGCAGCAGCGGTCGCCACAGAGCCCGCAGCCAAGGAGAAGCCATGAGCAGCATCAGTGACGTCAGCGACAACCTCGCCAAGATCATCGACATGGCGGGCAGGCTCGAAGACCGCGCCATCGACCGCGCCTGCGACCGACTCATGCCCGGCGGGGAAGCACTCGCAGCGATGATCCCCACCGCCAACCGGGAAGCGTTCGGCTACCGGCTCGACACCGCCGAACAGAACGAGATGGCACGCAGGTTCCGAACCGGCGACCACTCCGAGAAGCCGTTGGTCGACCTGGAGCACGAAGACCCCGACGAGCTGTGGACCCCGGAGCAGATCCTGCGCTGGTGGTCCGACGACTACCGGCAGCAGCTGGGCATGGAGCACGACGACCCAGCGTGGCGACCAACCCTCGTCAGTGAGGCGACGTTCCTGCGAAACCGGGACGTAGCCGAATGGATCTGGGAGCACGAAACACAGTGGGACGCCTACGCCGCCGACGTGTCACGGGCGCGCGCCAAGATGGAGTCGATCCTCCTCGAAGGCAACCGCTCCGAGAGGTCGCGTGTCGTCTGCGGCAACGAGCAGTGCGACGACCCGCGGACCCTGATCCGGGTCTACGCCAAGCGGCAGCCCGTGCTGTGGGGTTGCGGCGCGTGCGGCGAGACCCAGGACCACCCCGAAGCGTGCGGCACCTGTGGGTCGGCGGCGCTGGTCGAGGAGGCGTGGTCGTCCAACAAGGACGACGACCTGTGGAAGTGCGGGTCGTGCCGCAACAAGTACACCCACGAACAGGTGCGCGACTTCTACGCCAAGCAGCTCCGACGAGTCCCCGAGAAGTGGATGTCGATCTCCCACGCCATGCAGTTGATGCGCGAACAGGGCTGGCAGGAGCGGGTGTCGCGGTCGTGGCTGGACGACCTTGAGGTGCGCACCGAGGACGTGTCTGGGCGGCGTGAGGTGTTGTGGTCTTCGCTGTGGCGCCGGCACCTGTTGGAGACCAACGCCCGGCAGCAGCGGGCGCACGAGAGGGCCAAGAAGGCGCCGAATGTGGCGTAAATCCTCAGCGTGTGATTTACTTAAGGGGCAGGGGTCCCGAATCGCTGTTTTCAGTGGTATTGACGACCCCTGACGGCAGGGCTTTTACTCACCTCGTTCGCTCGTCGGCGAGGTCCCTGCCCCCCTCTCGGACCAGAAGCTGCCGCGGACCGTCGCGTTGCGCAGGCAGGAACCCCGCGGCCAGGTCGTGCGCCGCCGGCAACCCGTGCGACCTGGCTGGTCGGGAGGTACCTCGTGATGGTTGGCGACAACTCCCCCGCGCCCGCCGACTGGCGACTCCCGCCCCGTTGCTGCGGCGACTGGTGCGTTGATCCGTTCTGCCCCATGTGCGGCAACCGCGTCGTCGAGACCCACCTGGTTCGCGGCGAAAACTAGCACCACCCCGATCCGCAGGACGCCGATGCCTCCTGCCGACGTGAGGACAACGGTATGGCTCTGTCTCAGCTCGCAGCCGCCAAGCAGCGGCCAGTCGGTCGCTGCCAGGTCTGCATCGCGCTCGTTGAGCTGCCCTCCGATGAGGCTGCGGCTCTGCGTCAGATGCTCGCTGACCCGGCGTGGCGCTACACCGAACTGTCGGACGCACTCGCTGCCGACAAGGACTACCCGCTGCACATCAACGGGGACGTCCTCGGGAAGCATGCGCGGGGTAAGTGCGCAGGCGGCGAGAAGCTGCGATGAGCCTGACCGAGATCGCGCGCAGGGTGACCATCGTTCCCGGCGTACGTAACCGCATCCTCATCCTCGACGTCGAGCGCCTGGACGGAATCACCCAGCAGCACTACTGGGACCGGGGCGATCTCAAGAACCGGTATGTGCACTACGAGACCGTGATCCGGCACCCGAGGACCACGGTCTTTTGCTCGAAATGGCACGACTCCGACGAGGTCACGCGCCTGGCCGAGTGGGACGAGGGCGGACGGCCCGAGTTCCTGCGCAAGGTCCACGCGATCCTGTCTGAGGCCGACATCCTCATCGGGCACAACATCGACAACGCGGACGTGCCCTGGTTGCGTGGCGACCTGTTCCTCGAGGGTGGCCTGCCTCCGCTGCCGCCGTTCAAGACGGTGGACACACTCAAGGTGCTGCGCCGGGAGTTCAAGTCCGGTGCGCCCTTCAAGAGCCTCGACGCCTTCACCCAGATCGTGAAGCTCGCCGACACCAAGACCGACCACTACGACCGGCATGCGATGGAGCGTGCGGTCACTGAGGGTTCGGTTGAGGACCGTGAGCGCTTGGTCGAATACTGCGCCGGGGACGTCATTGCGACCCAGGGCCTGGTCGACTACTTGCGTCCGCATATCCGCAACCATCCGGCGCTGTTCGTCGATGGCGAGTCGCGGATGAACGTCTGCAATCGGTGCGGCTCCAGTGAGACGCTGCCCACTGGTAAGCGGTACGTCGCAAACGTGCTGACCTACACGCTTCTCAGGTGCGCGAACTGCAAGGGCTACCGCCGGCTGTCGATTGAGCCCGAGCGCATGTCTCTTGTGCGGGGTGTCTGACATGAGCGCCCCGTTCCGAGTTCGTAAGGCTGGCAACGGCTGGGTCATCTCCAGCCGCGGCTGGAACTTCGCCATGGTCGGTTTCGAGACCGCTGGCGACGCGATCGACCACGTCTACCGCAACTGGCCGTGGTGGCCGTGAAGCCCCACAAGAACTGCATGATTGCCCAGGGTCAGACGGACCCGGCGACTGTCCGCTGCCGGTACTGCCGCCTGATCGCGGTGGCTTGCCAGTCGGTAGCTGACGGCGACTGTTGCAGCGAGTGCTCGCATGGCTGACTGCTCATGTGGCTCGCCGGCCAACAACACGGGCGGTCTGATGTGTCGCTCTTGCTACGCCTACTGGTCGGCTGTCGATGACGCCGAACTGGAACCCCACGATCCCCGACCGTGACGCGAGCCCAGCGCCACGCACGGTCGGCACAACGTAGCGCCGTTTGGATGCCGGGCTTTCCGGAGTAGGCGCGAGGAGTGACGGCGGAACCGCAGCGTCGTCAGCTGGATTACCGAGGCATCGGACCAGACCCGGACAGGCCATCACGGGCGACACTGCGGCCAGCTTGCATAACCACCCACCCACTACTTGCCCTCGCACCTGGCACTCCAACAACCCCCGGCCGCGGCTTAGGTCCGACGGCAGACACCAGCGTGCTTCCAGTTGATGCGAGCGGCAGAACTTCATTCCGGCGACCTGAACCTCAACGCTTAAGAGGTGGCGGCATGGCGAAGGTGACCATCAGTCGGTCTTGGCCCGACGACGACTTCCTGCGGGTTGTGGTCGTGGCTGACAGCGGCTACCCGCAAGAGCTCAGCGAGGCCAAGCGGGTTGCGCTCGATGCCTTCACCGAAGCGGTGGGCGTGATCGCTGGGGTTGCGCGCGAGGACCGGCCGTGAGTGTGCCGGTCGTTAGCCGCGAGGAACTACTCGCTTTTGTACTTGATGAGAACCGGCAGGCCAAGCGCGAGGTCTGCGTCGTGCGCGTGCCCGGTCCCTACCCGAGCGGCTGGGACAAGCGGCACCAACACCTCAACGACCTGCTCGACGACTACCTCTCGTTCATCGCTCTCGAGGCGCTGGAGGTCTGATGCCTGACGTGACAGTGGCGGCTGGGAAGGTCGCGGCGCACGGAGTGGTGCTGGTTGCCACCCAGATCAGTACCGTGGCGTTCGCCGACAACATTGAGTCCGTCGACATCATCAGCGACGGAACCGCCGCCGTGTTCTACACCGTCGACGGCAGCGACCCCACCATCGCGGGACAGCACTGCTACCCCATCCCCGCAGGCGTACTCAGCGTCGACAACCGGCACACCCTGAACAGCAGCACCACCCAAGACAAGGTGAAGCTCATCAGCGCCGGCACACCCACCGTCACCGTCGTGCGAGCCTGACGTGGCGCTCAGAGTCATCGGCATCGTCGGACAAGACCTATCCGGTCTCCAGTCCCAGATCGACGCGGCAATGCAGGCAGCTACCACCGCCCAGGCAACCGGCGCCAACGCCCGCAACATGGTGCTCACCCGCGACGCCACACTCAACACCCTGACCAGCGGACAGGCCACGCTCGCCACCCAGCAGGCCAGCCTCGAGTCACTGGCTGCGACCCTCGGCGCTGCGATCCCTGCGTCCGAGGTGACACACGCCGCGCAGTGGGCTGCCATCAACGCGCTCATCGCGAAGGCTGCAACGTTCAAGCTCAAGCGCGTCAGCAGTGCAGCCACCCTCGCGCTCGGTGCCACCGTCGACCTGGCTGTCACGTGGGACGCGCCGTTCCCCGACGCCAACTACGTGGCGCTGCCCGTCCTCGACGCGGCAACCGGGGTCGTCAACATCACCACGCCCGGGATCAAGAGCCAGACCGCAACCGGGTGCGTCGTGTCATTCAAGACGAACATCGCCCTGCTTGCTGCGGTCAACATCAACGTGATCGGGCTGCGGTTCGGGTAGTGGCCACCGCGCCGGCAAGCCGATGCCCGGACTGCAAACAGCTTCACGCGGGCCCGGGTCGCTGCCCACCTTGCGACCGGGCCAAGGACCAGGCTCGAGGTACGCGACAGCAGCGCGGTTACGGCGCGGCCCACGAAGCGGAACGCCGGCGTTGGGCCCCGCGCGTTGCGCTCGGACTGGTCCAGTGCTGGCGATGCCGCCGCCTGATTTCAGGCAACGAGCCGTTCGACCTTGGGCATGACGACAACGACCGCAGCAAGTACCGCGGACCCGAGCACGTGTCCTGTAACCGTGCAACCTCGGGCCGCCGCTAACTCAACAGAGAACAGGTAGCCCCCGCGCGACTGCGAATCGCCGGGGGCTTGGTCGATTCCCTCGGAAGGGGAACCAACATGGCTAATCGTACTTGCACCATCGGCGCCTGCACTCGCAAGCATGTGGCTCGCGGCATGTGCGGCACCCACTACAACCAGACGCGCTACACCCCAGAGCAACGCCACCGCACGCATGACGTGGCGTGCGTGGTGTGCGGCACTCAGGTCAGGCGCAGGGTCGAGAGCAAGTACGCACCCACCTGCTCGGTCACCTGCCGCACCGCCGTGCAGTGGGGCGAGCACCACGCGCCGGCCGACCCGTACACTTGGCGCCGAGATGCGATCACGCGGGCCAAGCGATACGGCGCGCGGATCGTGGATGAGTTCGACCGCGGGGTTGTGTTCGACCGCGACGACTGGCTGTGCCAAGAGTGCGGCATCACCTGTACGCCACCCGATCCTTACGTGCTGACCTCAGCGACTGTCGATCACGTCGTGTCGCTCGCTGCTGGTGGCCCCCACTCACTGGCTAACGCCCGGACCTGCTGCCTGTCGTGCAACTCGCGACGCGCGGGAAACCTCGCCGCCTGACCCCAGGGGGAGGGGGGGGCGCGACACCCCCTATCGGGACCGGGGGGCAGGTCAACTCACGCAATCTCAACCTCAGCGATAGGGGGTCGGCGTCATGGGAGCACAACAGCCGGCCGCCTTGCAGCTCCTCAAGGGCCGCGGCAATGGCACAGACTCTGGTGGCCGCAAGGTCAAGGAGCCCCCGAACTTCAAGCGCGTCCCGCCGACCGCACCTGACTGGCTGAGCGCCGAGGCCGCCGCCGAGTGGGCCCGGGTGGTACCCGGCTTACAGCGGCTCGACCTCCTCAAGGAGGAGGACCGTGCCGTCCTGGCGGCCTACTGCGAGACGTGGTCGACCTACGTCGTCGCTGTCCGCCTGGTCGCAACCGAGGGCCTGACGATCGAGGCCAAGCAGGGGATGCTCCCGCATCCGGCGGTGGGCATCGCTCGCAGCGCGGGTCGCGAGCTCCGAGCCTTCGCCGGTCAGTTTGGCCTCTCCCCCGTGGCCGAGATGGCTCTAGGACAGGTGGGCGACGATGGCGCGGAGGACAGCAACCCCTTCTCCGGCTGACGTCGAACTGCCTGACGCCGACACTTTGGCGCGGCTGAAGCTCAGCCCCGAGGTCGCCTGGTACTTGGTCTCGCGCGGCATCGCGCTCCCCGACTGTCCGCCGCTCATCAAGACCCCTGAGCCTGGCGAGACGTGCCCTGGCGCCCAGTTCGACCCTGAGCGGGTTGACAAGGTGCTCGTGTCGTTTGGGTTGCTACGCCACACGAAGGGCAAGTGGGCGGGCACCCCGCTCAAGCCTGACCCGTGGCAGGTCGCCTACGTCCTGGCGCCCGTCTTCGGGTGGGTGCGCTTCGACGAGGACGCCGACCGATGGGTTCGCGTTGTCCGCGAGCTCTACGTGGACATCCCTCGCAAGAACGGCAAGAGCACGACGCTCGGCGGCATCGCGATCTATATGACCGCAGCCGACGGCGAGTCGGGCGCGGAGGTCATCGCCGCTGCGACTACGACGGCCCAGGCGGGCTTCGTGTTCGCGCCGATCAAGGCGATGTGCGACAAGGCTCCGGCGCTCAAGGGTCACCTGAAGGCGTACACGGGTCGCATCGTCCACCCGGCTTCGGCGTCGTACTTTCAGGCGATCTCGTCGGTGGCCGATGCCCAGCACGGCGCGAACATCCACTGTGCTGTGATCGACGAGCTGCACGTCCACAAGTCGGCCGAGATGGTCGAGACGCTAGAGACTGGCACCGGCTCGCGCGACCAGCCGCTGGTTGCGACGATCACGACCGCCGACGATGGTCGACCGGGCACGATCTACGCGCGGAAGCGCAACCGGATCGAGCAGTTGGCCCAGCGCGTGCTGCACGACTCGACCACGTACGGCGTCATTTGGGCGGTAGAGGAGACCGACGACCCGTTCGCCGAGGCGACATGGCGCAAGGCCAACCCTGGCTTCGGGATCTCGCCGACGCGCTCGTACCTGGCGAAGGAAGCCGCGCGGGCGAAGGACTCCCCCGCCGACCTGGCAAAGTTCCTGCGCCTACACCTTGGACGCCGGACCAAGCAGGACACCAAGTACCTCGAGTTGCCCTCGTGGGATGCATCCGCCGGCCTGGTGGTGCCCGAAACGCTCAAGGGCCGCACCTGCCACGGTGGGCTCGACCTCGCAAGTGTCAACGACCTCACGGCGCTGTGCTGGGACTTCCCTGACGGCGACAAGCACGAGCTGCTGTGGCGGTTCTGGCTGCCCGAGGATCGCCTCAAGGATCTGGACCGCCGCACGGCCGGCGAAGCCACAGTGTGGGTCCGCGAGGGTCGCCTGACGACCACGCCCGGCAACGTGATCGACAACGACTTCATCGTGACCCAGATCCTCAAGGACGCAGAGACGTTCGACGTCAAGACGCTCGGATTCGACCGCTGGGGCGCCAATGACGTCGTGAGGCGACTGGGTGACGAAGGCATTACCTGCGTCCCTGTCGGCCAGGGCTTCGCCACGATGTCGGCGCCGCTCAAGGAAGTCCTGCGGCTTGTCCTGTCCAAGCGCTATATCCACGGCGGCGATCCCGTCATGCGATGGATGGTCGACAACCTGGCCGTAGCGATGGACCCCTCCGGGAACGTCAAGCCCGACAAGGCCAGAGCCGCCGAGAAGATCGACGGCGTTTCCGCCGCCGTCACTGCCATGCGCGAGGCGATGGACGCCACCGCCGCCGATGAGTCCGATACGACCGTGCTCGTCTTCCGCCGCTAGAGAGGTTGGTGACCGCTGTGCCGCTGACCAAGGATGAGACGGACACACTCCTTCGCCTCAAGTCGCGTCTCGACCGTGACGCCCGCGACCACTGGGTCAACAACCAGCGGGTGCCGGGGTTTAAGTCGCTACGGCACTACTACGACGGCCTCCAGCGCCTCGAGCAGCTGGGTCTGGCGGTGCCGGAGGATCTGCGGAAGTTCACGACGATCGTGGCGTGGCCGCGGACCTACGTGGATGCCGTGGTCTCTCGTCTTCGCCCGCAGGGGTTCCTGCTCGACGGTGAGGCGGACGCCGAGATGTGGCGCCGCTGGCAGGCCAACAACCTCGACGGCGAGTTCCGCATGGCGCTGGTCGACATGCTGGTCTGTGGTCGCGGGTACCTCTGTGTCGGCACCAACGAGGACGACGCCGGCACGCCGCTCATCACGGTCGAGTCGCCGCTGGAGATGATCCACGAGTGGTCGAACCGCTACCGCAAGGTGACGGTCGCTGCCCGCTTCTACTCCGAGGACGTCGCTGGCCGCAAGGTCCCGAAGGCTGTCCTGTACTACCCCGACGCCACCATCTGGATCACGATGGAAGCCGGCCAGTGGGAGCAGGAGGGCGAGCGCGACGAGCACAACCTCGGCCGCGTCCCCGTGCACCCGCTGGTCAACCGCGGCACCTCCGACGACCGCTATGGCACGTCGGAGATCATCCCCATCATCGGCCTCACTGACGCCGCCGCTCGCGCGCTGACCAACGCCCAGGTCGCGACCGAGGTCATGGCACTTCCCCAGCGGTACGCGGCCGGCATGACGGCTGCGGACTTCAAGGACCCGGACACGGGTGAGGCGCTGAGCGCCTGGGAGTCCTACTTCGGTGCGGTGTGGGCCACGTCGAGCAAGGACGCCAAGTTCGGGCAGTTCTCTGCTGCGGACCTGAGCAACTTCAAGACGATCGTCGAGATGTACGCCGGTCTCGTTGCGAACGTGACCCGTCTCCCGATGCGCTACTTCGTTCTTCGCGGCGGTAGTGGTGACGCCCCCTCTGAGGGCAGCATCCGCGCAGAGGAGGAGGGCCTGATCGGGATCTGCGAGGAGAAGCAGGAGTTTGCCTCGGATGGCCTCGAGGACACTCAGCGGACCGCCGACCGTCTCGTCACTGGCGAGATCGACCTGCTGTTGGTCGAGATGGTCACTGATTGGCGCAGCCCGGCCACCCCGACGCTGGCCCAGGCTGCCGACGGTGCCGTGAAGCTCCATGCACAGGGCTTGTTCTCTCGGCGTGAGGCGCTGCGCACGATGGGCAAGTCTCCCAAGCAGATCCAGGTCATCGAGACCGAGCTGCGCGAGGAAGCCTTCGACCCCATCACGGCTGCACTCGCGGCCCAGGTGACTGGCAATGGCAGCACAGCCCCCGCCGTCAGCCAGTAGCCACTACGCCACGTCAGCCCTGGTTGCACAGCAGGCCGCCGCCGCTGCGCTGAAGGTTCGCCCCCAGGGGGCCGCTGCTGTCGCAGGTCTGGTGAACACCTATCAGGCGACACAGGCACTCCTCTCGGAGCGGGCTGTCGCGCAGATGCTGGTTGAGCAAGAGATCGCGGTCGAGGCCGAGGCGATCCTCAACTCGTTGGCGTTCACCACCGATGTGCAGTCGTTCACGGCGATGGCTGAGCAGACCGACACGGACGCCGAGTTCGAGCGGCTGGTGGCGTCGCTGGTGCAGGACGCCGGCCGGGCGGCTGAATCCGTCTCGGTGGCGGTCCGCGAGGACGTCCACCACGTCCGCTTCGTCTCGCTCCCCTGTTGCTCTCGGTGTGCGCTACTTGCAGGTCGGGTCTACCGCTACTCGGACGGGTTCCTACGACACCCGAACTGCGACTGCTTCATGATCCCCACGACGGTCGCGAGCCCCTTGCGTCAGAGCCCCGAAGACCTGGCTGCCACCGGCCAGGTGCGAGGACTCTCGAAGGCTGACACCGCGGCACTCGCAGCTGGTGCCGACATGGGCCGCGTCGTCAACGTGCGAGCCAAGTCCGCCGGCCTCAAAGAGGCGGGGCGCGTCCTCGCCCGCGCGGGTCGCCCAACGCCCGAAGGCATCTACCGCCTGGCCGGGACTGACCGAGACGAGGCGGTCGCCCTGCTCGCCCAGTTCGGCTACATCCGCTGAATCTTCCCGCCTTTCGGCGGAAGGCGTCACGTCCGCGCTCAAGGACGGTGCAGCACCTGACGAGGTTACGGAGCCACGCCCATGAAGAAGACGCTCACCCCTACCCTGTCCGCGTTCGCGCGCGGCGAGGCAATCCAGCCGATCGGCTTCCTGCCGAACGGACGCCCGGTCTACCCGATCGCTGGCGGTGCAGAAGATCCCCCGGTCGACCCCCCGGCGGACAAGACGTTCACGCAGGCCGAGGTTGACGCGATCGTGCTCAAGCGCGCTGAGCGTGTGGCCGCAGACAAGTTCCCCGACTACGCCGACCTCAAGGCCAAGGCCGCACGGGTCGACGAGCTCGACGCCGCCAACGCGACCGAGCTCGAGAAGGCCGTCGCTAAGGCGCGCGCCGAGGGTGCGGCCGAGGTTCAGTCCTCAGCCAACACGCGCCTGGTCAACGCCGAGGCCCGCGCCTTGGCGGCCGAGCAGAAGTTCCGCAACCCGGGCCTCGCCGTCAAGGCGATTGACCTGCGTGACGTCAAGGTCTCCGACGACGGAACCCCCGACGCGGCGGCCATCAAGACGCTCCTCGCTGATCTGGCGAAGGACGAGCCCTACCTGATCGACGAGGGCAAGAACACTCCCCGCCCCGACCCCACCCAGGGCGGCGGGCAGGGGAGGCCCAGCAAGGCCGCGGATGGTCTCGCTGAGGCAGAACGACGTTTCGGCAAGCAGCGCGCCGGGACGCAGCAGTAAGCGGATCGGTACCAGTCCGTCCGCCTCAACCCCAAGTAGTTAGGAACCCACATGACTGACATTTCTGTCGTCAGCACGGGCTACCAGGCGGAGAAGCGGAGCTGGCTCCTGAGCCAGCACGGCACGGACCCTGGCGCCAACCCCGGCATCACCCTCGACGCCTCACTGTTCACGGCGGGCACCCACTTCCCGAACGGCTACCTGCCGTCCGGGACCGCGATCTCCCCCGCGGGTGGGCCGTACTCGGGCACCGGCGCCTGCGCCGGCATCCTGTTCAGCTCGGTGCGGTTCGCGACCCCCACGTCCAAGGTCGGCGGCGCTCTCGTGCGTCACGGCTTCGTCAAGACGAGCAAGCTCCCGTTCTCGTCCGGCACCGGTTCGCTCGGTGCTGGCGGCGCGGCTGCCCTTCCGCTCATCGACTTCTCCTGATCGGAAGGAACTGACTCATGGCTATCGTCTTCGACGGTCCGGTCACCCCGGACGCTCTCACCACGTTCGTCCGCGAGGTCCCCTCGCCGGCCGACCAGGTGCTCAACACCATCCTCCCCGACCGCGTGCTCAACCGGAACACGGTCGACCTCTCGGAGTTGACCCGCACCAACCGGACCGCGCGGTTCCGGGCGTTCGACGCTCGCCTGCACGTCTCCGAGCGGGACACTGTGGCGACGAAGCAGGTCAAGCTGCCGCCGCTGTCGTCCTCGGTGAGTGTCGGTGAATTCGAGCGTCTCCAGCTGGAGTTCGCCCGGCTCGGCGGCACCAACCAGGCCGCGATCGTGGACGCCATCTACGACGACGCGACCAACCTGACCCGCGAGGTTCGCGCCCGCATGGAGCAGGCTCGAGGTGACGTCCTCACCGACGGCAAGTTCACGCTTGCTGGCGAGGGCAACCTGACGATGGAGGCCGACTTCGGCGTCCCCGCCAACCACATCGTGGCCCCGGCCACCCTGTGGTCGAACGTGGCGTCGGCGACCATCATCGCCAACCTCACGGACTGGGTGAACGTCTACGTCGCCACCAACGGCTCGCGTCCGACCGGCATGATCGTCTCCACCCGGGCGATGAACTACATGCTCCAGAACGCCGAGATCCGCAGCCTGGCCGCCAGCCTGGCCGGCGCTCCCGGCCTGGTGACCCGTCCGGCTCTGGACGCGGCTCTGGCTGCGTTCGGCCTGCCGCCCGTGTCGCTGGTCTACGACTCCAACGTGGACGTGGACGGGGTCTCCACCAAGGTCATCCCCGACGACCGGGTGATCCTGTTCGGCGAGAACGTCGGCTACACCGCCTGGGGCATCACCGCCACGGCGCTGGAGCTCGTCGGCGCGGCCGAGACGGACCTGTCGTTCGCGGACGCGCCCGGCATCGTCGGTGTCGTCATCAAGGAGGGCCCGCCCTTCCGTCAGTTCTCCTACGTGGACGCGGTCGGTATGCCGGTCCTGGAGAACCCGCGTCGCCTGCTGATCGCTGACGTCGCCTGATGGCGGCCAGCAAGAAGCTGGCGGTGTACGTCACGGTCGACGGGCAGCAGTACGGCCCCGACAGTGACGTGCCCGCCGAGGTGGCGAAACAGATCGACAACCCCGACGTCTGGGCTCAGGCCGAGAAGTCGGACGGCAAGTAGTCGGGAGGGGGCGTCATGGGTAACCCTGCAACGGTCGAAGACCTGGAGATCCTGTGGCGCCCCCTTGCTGACGATGAGCGCGACCGCGTCCAGGCTCGTCTGGATCGGACGTGGCGCGCGCTCGTCGCTGAACTGCCCGGCCTTGAGGCTCGGATCGCGTCGGGCGAGGTGGCCGCGGAGACGGTCGCCGACGTGGTGATCGACGCCTCGCTGCGGGTGCTGAACAACCCCGAGGGTCTGACGACGTTCGATGAGTCGATCGACGACTACAAGCATGCCGGCACGTACGGCGAGCGGTCACAGTCGAACGACCTCTACTTCACCGCTGCCGAGCTCCGGCGCCTGTCGCCGCGGTCGGTCGGCGGCAGTGCGTTCACCATCACTCCGGGGCGCTGACCGATGCCACCGATCCCGGTCACTCCTACCCCCACGGTGGCAGCACCTGGGCCGACTGATCGACTCGTTGCGCACGCGCGTCGTCGAACCGAGTCCCGAATGACGTCCCGCGTCACCATCCACCGCGAGACCTACCCCGACCCCCCAGAGACTGACGCGGCCGGCTTCACGGTCCGCAGTTTCACCACGATCGCCACCGACGTCCCGTTCCGTCTCGCCAGCCCCCGCAGCACCACGGGCTCGAGGACGTTGCGTGTGGGCGACTCCGAGGTGGAGATCGCCACGCAGGAGGGTCACCTGCCCACCTGGCAGACGGACCTCGCAGACCGCGACCTGCTGCGCGTCACGGCTGGCGAGCACGCCGGCCGGTGGCTGCGTGTCGTCGAGGCGTCCGCAGCCGATCAGCAGACCGCCCGCCGCGTGCCGGTGGTCGAGGACCAGAAGCCGGAGGTGCTGTGATGGCTGCGCGTCGCCAACGTGTCGAGATCGTGATGCACGACGACTTCTCTGGGCGCCTTGCAAACCTCGCCGACGCCGTTAGGTCAATGGGCGCTGCGGTAGATCGTCGGTCGCGCAACACCCACCGCCTCGACCGGATTGACCGCGCACAGCAGGCCGATCCCCACCGCTGGCCCGGTGATGACTCGTGAGGGTCGTCCGCAACACGCTTGACGGTCTGGAGCGCGACCTCAAGGCCCTCCCCGCCAAGTCCGTCCGCGACTGCAAGGCCACGATGCGACAGGCCGGCATCGTCGGCAACACCGTGGCCCGCGACAATGCCCGAAAGTCGTCTGGCACTCACGGCAAGCTGTACCCGCGTGCGTTCACCTGGGAGACCGGCGCGTACGTCGGCGGCTTCGGTGCGTCGTTCACCGCCACCTACGGCCCGGACGCGAACCGGCCCCAGGGCGGGATGTCGTTCGAGTTCGGTTCACGCAACCAGTCCGGCCCTCACCTTGACCTGGCGCGTTCCGCTGACCTGATGGGTCCGGTCGTGGCGAAGGAAGTCCGCGACATGGTGGACGGCTGGTTCTGGTGAGCGAGGCCAAGAGTCTCGCCGTCGTGATCGCCGCCCTCCGCGCGCAGGGTTCCAACGCCCAGTCGCTCGCTGACCTCAACCGCATGACGACGAAGCCGGAGCGTTACAACCAAGTCGTCCTCACCGAGCGCCCCGAGTCCACCCGCCGCGTCGGTGGCTCTGGTGGCGCCCGTGCGTGGCGGATCTCGATCCTGTCGGTTGGCCGCATCTACGGCGACGCACAGAACGAGCGCGAGGTCGCTCGCCGCGCCCTCAAGGACCAGTTCCTCACCTTCGAGGACGGCTCGACCGCTGGTGTCGGCGTCGACTCCGTGGAGCACGACCCGATCGTGCCTGACGAGGGCTGGTTTAGCGGCTCTTCGAGCTACGTCTTCGACAACTAGCGCCACCCCACCTGTTCGACCAACCAACCCGACAAGGGAGCACAGCCATGCCCGACTATCTGCGTGTTCGCGACAAGAGCACGGGTCACGAGTACAGCGAGATCGCGTCGGTCGTGGAGGCCAACCCCGACGCCTACACCGTGTTCTCGGAGAACTCCAAGGATCACCCGGCGCTCGACCACAACGGCGACCCCGCCGCTCCGGTCTTCGCCAAGGAGAGCGGCCAGAAGGCCCCCACCCAGAAGGAGAGCAACTGATGGCTGCCCCGACTCGCCCCGCTGATGCCAAGTGGTATCTGCGGGAGAAGATCATCTTCGTCCCCACGCTCGCGAACCCGGCCGTGCCGACCGTGACCGAGCTGACCGGCACGTCCTCGCTGGACGTGACCTACATGTTCTACGCCTCGGCCGCAAAGCCGTCGCTGTCGACGAACATGGCGACCGCTCCGAAGCGCGTAGGTGACGGCCAGACGTACCAGTTCGTCGGTGAGTCGCAGGCGTCGATCGGTGAGGTCCGCTATTCGTTCGACCCGCAGTCGGCGGCGCTGGCTGAGGGCCGCAAGGCGTTCGAGAAGTTCCCTGCCGGCACCACGGGCTACCTCGTGTACCGACTGGGCAAGAACCGCGACCTGGACATCACCGCGACCGACAAGGTCACGGTGTACCCGGTGGAGGCCGGCGAGCAGCACGAGACCCCCGAGGGTGAAGGTGAGGGCGCCGTGGTGGCGATCGTCCAGTCATTCGCGCAGACGGGTCCGAAGAAGCTCAACGTGGCCGTCGCTGCCTGAGCCCCTTGACGACGTGCGGCCGGTTGTCGAGGGCCGGCCGCACGTCCCTACCTCGACTCCTCGACCACCTCGACAGGAGTTCCCATGAGCACGAAGGTCACGATCTATGACGGCGACGACAAGGCGCGACTGATCGACCTGCGCCAAAAGGCTGCGGTCGCTCAGGGCCGCTACTTTGAGGCGCTGGACCGCGAGGAGCACGCCCCGCTACGTGCCGGCGATGCGCTGGAGAGCACGAGTTTGCGTGAGGCGTGGGAGAAGGCTGAGGCTGACTTTGACGCTTTCGTCGACAAGGCCGCCGAGCGTGCCACTGAAGTTATCGTCGGCCACATTGGTCGTCGCCGGTTCCGCCAACTGCGGCTCGAGCACCCGCCCCGCACCCACGAGGTGGAGCGCGACGGGGAGACGGTCAAGGAGACGCTGCCCGACGACGTGCAGTTCAACTTCAACACCGACACCTTCCCGTCGGCCCTCTTGGCGTTCGTTGATGTTGACGACCCCAAGGTTCGCACGGTCCTAACGCCAAAGAAGACGCCCGCGAAGATGACGGCGTGGCTTGACGACGAGCTTTCCGAAGGCCAGTTTGAAGATATCTGGGCGGCAGCCTGGACCGAGAACACCGGGGGCGTGGGGCCGGACCCTCGCTTGTTGAAGTTCTCCGACGGTCCCCCGATCTTCGACGAGACATCCGCCTAGGTCGTCTCTACGGCCTCACGGGGTCGCAGTTCGCCGACCTGCCTGACTACGCCGAGATCGTTGCTGACGACTCGGTGCCGCGGTGTCCGACCTGCGGCCTGGACCCCGAGTTGTGTGGCGACGAGCAGCGGGTCTGGTATCCGCACCGCAACGTCTGCTATCGGGATCGGGCGCAGAAGGTCGCCGAACGGAAGTGGCGCGAGCTGCACGCCAAGGAGCCGTTCCACGACGGCACGGGCAAGCGGTGGGCGAAGGAGTATTCGCCGCAGACGCCCTACCACTACGACGACGGCGTGACGGTCAGTGTGCACCCGACGGACCTGTCGCCCGACGACACCTTCCAGACGGAGCGGCAGGCTTAGTAGCCCGAGTTCAGGCGCAGGAACACGTAGAACCATCCGAAGCCGAACAGCAGCGACAGCGTGAGAATCCACCAGGACTCTTTGCGCTCGAGCACGATCCCGACGATGAACCCGCCTATGGGAAACAGGATCGCCAGGGCGAACCCGAGTGCGACCAGCGCCGACTGGTCTTTGGGTGCCGTGGCGGCTTGACCTGGCGCGCGGTGGTTGGTCCAGACCTGTCCGTCCCAGTAGCGCAGTACGCCCTGGGATTCGGGGTCGGGGTGCCAGCCTGCGGGCGCGCTCATGTCGTTGAGAGTAAGCCGCGACCGTTCGCGGCGCTAGAGATCCAACTTCAAATCGACCGACAGGGGGCGCCGAGATGGCCGTGCGCCGCGAGTCCGTCGTATTGGACCTCGAGACGAACTTCCCGCCCGAGGCCGTCAAGGCTGCTGCGGCGATCCAAATGCTCAACGACAAGGTCAAGGGCCTCAACAAGGGTGCGGTCGAGTCGTCGCGCGCTAACCAGCAGTTGGCTAAGTCGGTCGACGAGGTTGGTCGGTCCACGCAGCGAAGCGGCAAGGAGATCGACCAGTTCTCGGGTCGTCTCAAGCTGATCGCGCAGGCCGTTGCCGTCCTCGGTCCCGGCCTGGTCCCGATCGGCGCTGTCGGCATCCCGGCGATCTCCGGTCTCGCTGCGTCGATGGGCTTCGCGGCCATCGCTGGCGGCACGATGATCGCCGCGTTCCAGGGCGTCGGTGACGCACTCAAGGCCGCCAACGAGGCTGCGATCAACCCGACGGCCGAGAACCTGGACAAGGCCCGCGAGGCGATGTCTGCGATCTCGCCCGAGGCTCAGGGGTTCGTGCGGCAGATCCGCGAGATGGCTCCGGCCCTCAAGGGCCTGCGCGACACCGCCGCTGCTGGCATGTTCCCCGGCTTCGTCGAGGGTCTGCGCGAGATCGAAACGGCGCTCCCGAAGGTGGAGCGCATCATCGCCGCCGTATCCGGCGAGCTCGGTGACATCGCGGCTGACGCGGGCGGTTCACTGGCTGGTCCGCGGTGGGCTGAGTTCTTCGACTTCCTGGCGACCGATTCGGCTCCGGCGCTTCGTCAGATGGCTACGGGTGTCGGCAACATCGCTCACGCGATGGCTGAACTGTGGATGGCCTTCGACCCGCTGAACGACGATTTTGGGTCGTTCCTGGTCAACACCACCGGCAAGCTCGATGACTGGGCCTCGAGCCTGTCCGAGACGCAGGGTTTCGCCGACTTCATCAACTACGTCCGCACGACGGGTCCGCAGGTCGCTGAGACGTTCGGCGCCATCGCCAACATGGTGGTGCAGATCGTCCAGGCTGCGGCTCCGCTGGGTGGTCCGGTTCTCGCGGGGCTCGAGGCCGTCGCCAACGTCATCGCGTCGATCGCCGACTCTGACCTCGGTACCCCGATCTTCACCGCGCTTGCCGCCCTAGCGCTCTACAACCGGGCGCTCCAGGCGACCGCGGCGCTGTCCAAGACGGCGTTCTTCGGCGGCGGCACCAAGGCTCCCGTAACCGGAGTGCCGGCGGCGCCTACTCGTCGCCAGCAGCTCACCACGATGCGCTCCGACTACGGCGCAGCGCGCGCTTCGCAGGCACAGACCCGCGCTACGACGTCGGGCATGGTGCCGATCCCGTTGCTCAAGCAGGGCACGGTCGAGTCTGACCGTCTGCGCACTTCGCTCACCGGCATGGGCGCTGCGGCCGGAAAGGCTGGCGCTCTCGTCGGCGGTCTTGCTCTGGCCTCGTCCGGCGCTGCGGACAGCATCGGCGTCACAAACACGGTCTCGCTGGGCCTGCTGGGCACGATGGCTGGCCCGTGGGGTGCGGCGATTGGCACCACGGCTGGCGCGATGATGGACCTTCGCGCCGCCAGTGACGACGTGCGCGACGCGATCACTCGGGCTAACGCAGCCATGTCCGACATGGACGTCTCGGGCATGGCTGCGAGTTACGACCAGATCACCGCCAAGCAGCGCGAGTGGTCGAAGTCGATGAACGATCCGATCAACAACCCGTTCGACATCGGGGCGATTCAGGCTCGGGCGACGATGCTGATGTCGCTGCTGGACGGGACTGCTCGTGCGGCCGAGAAGGCGAAGCGCGAGCTCGCTGGATCGATGAACGCGGGCGCCGCCCTTGGTGCGGCCGGGTCGATTCTCCAATCGCAGGGTCTGCTTGCGAAGGGCATGAACCTCACGGCGGACTCGGCCAAGAAGCAGGCCGCCGCTCTGGCCGCCGCCCGCACTGCTGCGAACTCGACGGGCGCCGCCTTCACTGGCCTCGGTGCCGACGTCAACAACGCCGAGGTGTCGCTCAATGGGTGGCTGCGGTCGCTCGAGCAGCAGAATGCGGCGCTCCAGGGGTTCGCTACCAACAGCATTCGTGCGGCCAACCGCGGCCTGCGTGACGGCCTCATCAAGCAGCTCCAGGCGGCCGGTCCCGAGGGTGCGATGCGACTCAAGCAGCTCGCTAACGCCACCGACCGCGAGATCGGTCGGGCCAACCGGACGTTCGTTCGCGGCAAGCAGGCGGTCGACCAGTACGGCGACGCTGTTGAGCGGAACATGACCGGGTCGGCAGGCAAGGTTGAGCGGTTCTCGGGTGCAATCAAGTCGCTCCCGAAGAAGGTGCAGACCGAGATCCGGCAGAACGGCCTCGAGCGCACCCGGTCGGCTGTCGTGGACCTGACGCGCCGCTACAACCTGACCCCCCGCCAGATTCGCACGCTGATCCGCGAGCAGGGCGGCGCGGGCACGAAGCGTCAGGTCGACGCGGTCATTGCCTCGGCTCGCCTGCTTGATCGTCAGAACCCCAGGCCGCGGCTGAGCGTTCTCGACCAGGCGTCTCGGGCGATCTTTGGCGTGCGGGCCGAGTTGAACTCGTTGAACGGACGGGTAGCCACCTCAACGATCCGCATCAACACGCTTCGAACCACGACGTTCTCGGTCGGCGGGATGCGGGCGTCCGCTGACGGCGGCTCGGTTCCCAAGACGGGCATGCCCTACGCAGACCGCCACCACTACCTGCTTGCTGACGGCGAAGAGGTCATCTCCAACCGTTACGGCCAGGCTGACCGTCACCGCGACCTGTTGAAGGCGATCAACGCGAACCGACTGGCTGACGGCGGGACGGCGTTGGATGCGGTGAAGTCCAGCATCGCGTCGGCGAACCGTGGCGGCGCGTACTACGGCAGCGGGTCGTCTTCGTCGGCCCCGTCGCTGTCCGGCCTGCGGATCTCGGGCCAACTGATGACCCCGTTCGGTCCCGCTGACATCGAGGGCATGATCGTGGACGCCATCGCAGACGACCGTGAGATGACCAGCATGGTCGAGAGGACGGCTCCGGCGTATGGCGGTTACTAAGGTCACGTGCAAGGTCACCGCCTCGACGCGGATTTCTTCGACGAAGCCGACGAGTGCCCTGTCTGCTGCGGCTCAGTCGCAGCTTGCGGTGAAGTCGGGCCAGGCGCATTCGTTCGTGCAGTTCGGCCTCCCCCGCGACTTGGGTGGCTCGGTTGTGCTGTCGGCGAAGTTGCAGCTGTGGGCGACCGGTGTCTGGGGTGGCACGCGGACTTTGACGGCTCAGCGGATCAGTGGTCCGCGGACGTATTCGAAGATGACGTGGAAGAACTCGGTGTCGAACATTCTGGCGGCGGGTTCGACTGCTCGCACGGGTGGTCCGGCGGGTGCGCGCGCCCACGAGATCGACTTGACCGACGACTTCCAGTTGATCGCGTCGGGCGCGAAGTACTACGGCCACCGCATCCTCGGCTCGGAGGACGTGGCGCGGTTCTTCTACGGCCGCACGAACGCCACCCAGTACCCGCGGTTGATTCTGGAGTACGCCCGGGAGACGCCGGCGCCGGCTCAGGTGTCCCCGGATGGTGTGGTGGGTGTCGCTAAGCCGACGTTCACGTGGGCTGCGTCGTCGGACATCACGAAGGTGCAGGCTCAGGCGGATGTGGTGGGCGGTTCGTTCGCTGCTCCGTCGTGGGATTCGGGCGACCTTGTGACGAACCTGGGCAACGTGAACACGAACGCCGCGGGTTGGTCTGGTCTCGCTGACGGTGGGTCGGCTGATCTGCGGTTCCGGCAGTACGGGTCGCTGGGTTGGTCGTTGTGGTCGTTGCCGGTGACGGTGACGCGCGAGGACTACCCGGTGTTGACGACGACGCTGCCGACTCCTGGTGGCACGTCGAACGACCCGACGCCGCAGCACGACTGGACGTTCGCTGGGCAGACGCAGTTCCAGCTCCAGATCCGTGACGCCTCGAACCGGGTGTTGTACGACTCGGGTGTGGTGGCGTCGGATGACGATTCGTGGACTCCGGTGGCGTCGTCGTTCAAGGTGTCGTCGAAGGCGACCCTGACGTCGGTCCTGCGGGTGTGGGATGACGTCGATGGTCGTGTGGCGTCTCCTGGTGACCCTGGGTATGTGGAGCGGCGTTGGTCGTGGACGATCACGCCGACTGCTGCGACGACTGGCGTGACGGGTTTCTCAGCGCAAGTGTCGGCTGAGCGTCCGGTGGTGCGGCTGTCGTGGTCGCGGGCTACTGGTGCGGCTGACGAGTTCGTGGTGTACCGCAACGGTTTGCAGGTGGCGCGGTTCGACGGCGGCGAGCATCAGGTGTCGAGCACGACGTGGCGTTTCGAGGACTGGTCGGTTGAGCCGAACCGGGAGTCGGTGTACAAGGTGCACGCGGTGGTGGCTGGGAAGATGTCTCTGGCGTCGTCGGCGGTGTCGGTGCAGTTCGACCTCAACGGTCTGGTGATCTACGAACCGTTGTCGGGTGCGTGGTTCAACGTGGCGGGCCCGTCTGCTGGCGACAACCTGTCGAAGGGTGAGGCGTCGGTGATGTACCGGAGCCCGTTCGCTCAGGCGCCGATCAAGCGCGTCATGTCGCTGGGTGGTCTGGGTGGCAACGTGAGCGGCTTCTTGCACCCGTACGGCGACCGTCCGGTGCTCGAGCAGCTCGCGGATGTGGCGACGGTGCGGGCGAACCCGACGCGCGAGTGTCGGCTGATATGGGGTTTTGAGAACGTGCCGGTGACGGTGTCGATGCTCAGTCCGGTGTTGTCGTCGGACGCGGTGCGGCCGTCGATGATGCACAAGGTCGACTTCACGGTGGATCAGGTGGACGAGTTCGACACGGACGTGACCGGCGCGGAGGACTGACGTGGCGATCCCCTCCGGCTGGTCCGCAACCGACTGGGCGGCCTACAAGCAGCAGACGCTGCTCCCCTCGCGGATCGCCAACCGCGTCAAGATCCTGGACCTCAACCACAAGCTCCTAGTCGACGTGCCACCGATCGCGTTCACCGAGGGCCAGTGGAACCTCGTCCCCGAAGCAGACGGCGGCGTAGACCGCACCTTCCAGGGGACGTTCTTCGACTTCGCCGACACCCTGGGCGCGCACCTCGACCCCGAGATCGCACCCCGCAGGCTGATCCGCGTCGAGCAGGGCATGTGGATCGAGTCGCTGTCGAAGTGGCTGTGGGTGCCGACGTTCACCGGCCGCCCCCACGTCTCCAACGACAACGGCGGCGGACTCTGGGGCATCGAAGCGCAAGGCAAGGACTGCTTCCACAACCGGGGTGTCCCCGCACAGACGTTCCGCAAGGGCTCCCGCATCGTTGACGCGATCCGCAACTACCTCGTCTCCACGGGCGAGACGAAGATGCTGATCCCGTCCTCCACGGTGTTCACGAAGCGGCTCACCTCCGACATCAAGTTCGGTGGTGCGTCCGACCAGATGACGCCCCTCGCGGCACTGAGGAAGGCTGCGTCGCTACTCGGCTGCCAGCTCTACTGGGACGGCGCCGGGACCGCGATCCTCCGACCCTGGCCCACCGCGTCGTCGCCCGTGTTCTCGTGGGACGGCGAGAAGGGCGCGGTGCTGTCCGAGCCCACGTTCGCCACCGACATGTCGACGCTGAAGAACCGGTGGACGGGTGGCGGTCGGAACACCCTGCGCGCCGACGTGCCCGCGATTGGGGCCTACTCCCCCACGTCGCTCCAGCGCGGCGGTGTCGCATGGTCCGACATCGACTTCGGCGAAGACAACGACTCGCTCTCGTCCACTGCCCTCGCGCAGTTCGGCCGGACCCGCGTCAACCAGCTCGTGACGCTTTCCACCAACGTGTCGTGTGACCTGCTGCCGTTCTTCGCTGTCGACCCGATGGACTACGCCGAGATTCGCATCCCCGGCCGGACCGAGAAGTGCACCATCCGCACCGCGTCGTTCCCCATCGTGGGCGCGTGGACCGCTGGCAGCGACGGGCCCACGATGTCGCTCGGGTCGCACCACAACACCCGCCGCGGGTCCTACGGGTCCGTGCGCGTCACCGGCACCTCACGGAAGCCCACGAAGAGGAGGAAGCGGTGATCCAGCGCGGCACCCTCGACAACGTCACCGCGATCCCCGCCGGCACACTCCTCACCGCCGACGTCGCTGCCGGGGAGGCCGTGCTGCCGGTGGACTGGACGGCCGAGTTCGACGAGTTCGGCGGGCTGCTGTCACTCAACGGCACCGCGCTCGCCTACGTCTCGGCCGACGAGGACGCTTCCACGATCCTGCTCATCGACCCGCTCGCGGCATCTGCTGCGGCTGACGACCAGGTGCTGTCACTGTCGGCTGCCGGGGAGCAGCGCAACCGGATCACCGCCTACGTGCAGATCGACGAGGGCGAGGAACCAGTGCCCCACGAGGTGCCGTCGTCGCTCGAGGGCCGCCTCACCGAGACCACGCCGTCGGGCACGCTCGTCCAGGTCGACACCTCCACCCGCATTGTCGTGGGCGTCGACAACGTGGAAGCGCCGATGGATGGCGCGGTCGTGTGGAACCCCTACCTCGTGCGCCGCATGGCTCCGGCTGTGGTGCCGACCGGCGAGTGGTACACCCCTGAGGCGTGGCTCGATGAGTTCGTGCAGATGGTCGACTACACGACCACCTCCGCGACCGTGAAGATCCCCGGCCTCTACGACGTCAAGGCAGCAGTCGCGTTCGTCATCAACTCCGACGACCGCCGCTACATCCGCATCCTCCTCAACGACGTCCAGGTCGGGTTCAACGCCGCCAGCGCTGAGGCTTCGATCACGACGTTCGTGGACTGTTTCGCCACGGTGGTTCTCGAGGAGGGCGACGTGTTGCAGGTGCAGGTCATGCAGGGCACGGGTGCCGGGTTGGCGCTGTCCACTGGCGCCGGTCGTTGTGCGTTCTCGATGTACCGGGTGTCGGTGTGACCCGCTTCGACCAGATCACCCTGCCCCGCCCAGCCGACTCGGTCGACGTGTCGCCTGCGACCACCGCCAAGCGCACCGGTCCCGCGATGTGGATCGCGCCCGGTTCGCTGGAGGTGCCGTTCGACCGCGAGCTCACTACCACCGAGGTCGCCGCGGTCCGGGCACTGCTCACCGTGCCCACCGACGAGGCGGCAACGTGGCGCAGCGACCTGGAGAAGTACCTGGCGCTGACCACGCCGACGACCGCGCAGAACACTGCCGCGATCCGAACCCTCGCGCACCTCGCGCTGGACATGCTCGACCGCAAGTAAGTGACGGGCGACCGGTCGCACTGACCGGCCGCCCTCCCCGCAGAGCCCTGGCTGCAACCGGTGCCCTGCGGATAGCGCGTCAACCTACCGACCCACCGCCCTCCGCACTAGGGCCGAGAGGGGACTAATGCCTATCCAGCGAACCTCAGCCAAGGTGGCGTTCCGTCGCCCCTGGCCGGGGACACGTCGCGGCCTGAAGCTCTGGCTGCTGTCCATCGTCATCGGGCTACTCGGGTTCAACTACATCGTCTCCCCCGTGCCGACCTCGACCGAGCAGGCACTCACACTCCCCGGCGAGGTGATGCCGCTGGAGTGGTGGGGCATCGGCATCGTGGGGCTCTGCGTCGTGGCTGGTTTCTGCTCCTACTGCCACATGGGCCGCGACCGCTACGGCTACTACATGCTGAGCGTGTTCGCCGTCGCGTGGGGCACCGCGTACCTAGTCAGCCCGTTCCTGTTTGACGCATCGACACGCGCCTTCTCGGGTGCGCTCTCCTGGTACGTCATCTTCGGGTTCCTGGTGCTTTCGGCTGGTGACGAGTGACTGCGGCGCAGGCGACCGTGATCGGTGCGCTGCTGGTGTTCTCGGCGTCCATCATCGGCGCCCTGCTGGTCCGCAACAGCACGAAGAAGGCTCAGGCTCTCGACGCCCGGAAGGTCGACCTCGACGAGTTCCGTGAGGTGCAGGCCCGTAACGAGGCTGCGCTAGATCGTGCGGACAAGCGGATCGCCGACCTGGAGGCCCGTCTGGTGACTGAGCACGAGGCCCGGCAGCGGTCCGACGAGCGCGCGGACGAGGCCGAGAAGGCAGCCCAGCGCGCCGAGCGACGTACGGCCGAGGTCGAGGAGCAGGGCAAGCGCCTGGCCCGTCGACTGTCGCGTTCTGAGCGGCGCGTGAAGCAGCTCGAGAAGGCGATGGCCGACGCGGGCGTGCCCGTGCCCGACCCACTCCCCGACGACTGACCCGCCACCCCCATCTACGAAGCCCCTCGAAGGGCGGTCTCGTCATGCCCACCAACATCTCTGTCACCCACGCCTCGATGCGTTGGGATCGCATCCGCAGCAAGACCATCGCGGCCGACCTCGCGCACCTCCAGGAGTCGTGCCTGGTCGTGACGCTCACCGAGATCGGCGGGCTGACGGACCTCGAACTGCGGAAGCTCGCGAACGGGTGGCCCTTCTTCCGTGGCGCGAACGTCCCCGGGGTCGACGAATGCGCGATCCTCTGGCACCCCAGCCTCACCGCCGCCGCGCCCGGCTACGTGCAGAAGATCTCCGACCTGCAATACCAGCAGGCCGACGCCGACTGGGTGCCCAAGGTTCACGCCGCCGTCCAGCCGCTCCGGTTCCCCGACGGCCAGGTCGTCACCTTCATCACCCTGCACGCCGCGCTTCGCAACACCCCCCGCCGCGTCAAGGTCTCCGACGACGGGCTCCGGTTTCTAGGTGCGTGGCTGCCGACGATCGCCGGCCCGAAGGTCGTCATGGCCGACTGGAACCTCGGCTACCGCGTCGCTGCCCACCGCGCCGCCCTTGAGCGCCTATCCAATGCCACCGGCATGACGTGGGCGTGGCAGGACAACGTCGAGGGCTTCGACACCAAGAAGTCGCTGATCGACGGAGTGCTGACCGACCTCCCCGTCCGCGAGTCGACTCTGCTGCCTGCCATCGCGTCGTCCGACCACTGGCCCGTGCGCGTCGACCTGACGCTGCCCGACTCCGCTCCCCTGCCCACACCGCCCCAGGAGGCACCCGTGGCACGACTTCCGATCGACCTCCCCACGACTCTGCGCAAGGCGGGTCTCAAGGTCCAGGTCCACGGCAACGACTGGCAGGCGCGTGGGCGCCCGGGTTCCTTCAACCCGGTCGGTGTGCTGTGCCACCACACGGCCACCTCGAAGCGCACTTCGGACGGGGCGACCATCCAGTTGCTGATCGACGGTCGCCCGGACCTGCCGGGGCCGCTCTGCCAACTGGGTCTCTCGCGAGATGGAACTGTCCACGTGATCGCGGGCGGTCGCACCAACCACGGCGGCAAAGCGAAGTCGTCGGGCACGGTTTCGGCGGGTGACGCCAACAGCCTCTACATCGGCATCGAGGCGTTCAACGACGGCGTGGGCGAGCCCTGGCCCAAGGAGCAGGTCGACGCCTACGTACTGCTCGCCGCGACGCTCTGCAAGAAGGTCACGGGCAACTCCGCCGAGACGGTCCGCGGCCACAAGGAGACCAGCGTCACCGGGAAGATCGACCCGACCTTCTCGATGCCGGACTTCCGCAAGCGCGTCGCCGCGGCAATCAGCAGCGGCCCCACCAAGCCCTTCAGTCCCAGCAAGGAGGCCCCCGTGGTCAAGCTGAACGGCGTCCAGATCTTCCAGCGCGAGGCTCTTGCCCTGGTCGACAAGCACGCCCCCGCGATCATCGCCGCCCGCAGCAAGCAGGCAGGCAAGGGCGTCGGGGCCAGGGCGTACTTCGCTCTGCTGCGAACCACGATCAAGGGGTTCAAGTGACCGCGATCAACGTCCCGGCGCGGGTTCGGTTCTGGCTCTACATCGTTGGCGCCGTGGCTGCGCCGCTGGTCACCTACCTGTTTGCCGAGGGCATCTTCAACGCCGCAGCGGTGGCTCTGGCGACGGCCTACATCTCACTGCTCAACGCGCTCGCTGCCGCCAAGACGGACCTGAGCGAGCCGAACACCCGGCCCGTCCACCCGGTCGAGCCCGACGGTCACTGACGATGCGCGCCTGGCTCCGCGACAACGGCTGGACCGGCGTCCGTGAAGCCGCCTCGATCTTCGCGCTCGTCCCCGTCGAATGCGCCCGCAACGCACGCGACGCCCTGCTGCGCCGCCCCCACACCTACCGCTAGGAGCGCCACGTGCCGATCCCCGCCGCCGACCCGTTGACCGACGGCGTCACCGCAACCATCAGCGGACCCGTCAAGCTCCCCGGCGGTCTCGCCCCACTCGAGGGCACCTGGTACGCACGCATCCGCACCCTCAACGGTGCCACCATCGACTCCGACGGCACGATCCGTGGCGGCATCCAGGGTGTCTACGACGACGGAGACGGCGCCGTGATGGTGCTGCCGCTGGGGTCGTATGAGTTCCGGTTCGAGTCCTCCAACATCAACCCCCACACCGGACAGCGCGACCAGTACGGCTGGTACCCCTTCGACCTCGTCGAGGACACCCTGTGGGGCGTCATCATGGAGACCCCCGTCGAGGTGCCCGTCACCCCGTCGGACGTCACCCGCGCTGAGGCTGCACGCGACACAGCCGAGCAGTTCGCGGCCGACGCCCAGGTCGCCGCAGAATCGGTCTACCAGATCGGCACCGACAACGACACCGCGGTCGCTGGCGCAGTCAACACCACCGGCACGGCGCGAGAAGCCGTCAAGAACGCCGCCACCACCGTCGCCGTCACCATCAAGGAAGCGCCCCTCTCCCCCTTCCGCTACGGCCTGACCGTGGCGATGGAGGGCGACCCTAGTGCCGTCGCCGCCGTCACCGCCGCATTCCAGGCCACCATCAACGCACTCCCTGCCTCGCAGGGCGCCATGCTCATCCCCCGCGGCAGCTGGTTCTGCTCCGGCCTTAAGAGCCAGGGCCGACAGTTCGACATCCACGGCCTCGGTCGCCAGGTCAGCGCACTGCGACTCGTGCACCACGCGGGCACTGCGACGCCCATGATCCACATCCTCGCCGACACCGCACCCAACTATGGTGCGGGCGTCATCCGCGACTTCACCATCGGCCTCGCCTCCGGTGTCGAGGCCGCGACCCCCGGTGCGTGCATCAAGGTCGAGGGCGCCTACGCAGCCGATATCGGCGTCGAGGACATGTGGCTCGGTGGCGGCTCGGTCGGGGTCTGGTGGGCCGGCGCCACCAACGGCCACGTCTCCCGGACCACCATCGAAGGCTGCCAGGGGTCCGGCATCTACGCCGAGAACTCCAAGCTCCTCAGCTTCGACACGATCCAGACGTTCCAGAACAACGCCAACGGCATCGAGCTCCAGAACTGCCAGAGCATCGAAATCCTAGGCGGGAAGCACATCGAGAACTACGGCAACGGGCTGCTCGCAAACTCCGGTGGCGCCATCAAGGTCGTCGGCGGGCTCTGGGACAACAACTCCAAGCAGTTCGCCTACAACCCCGCCGCGCCGGGCTTCTCGACCTACGACAACATCCGCTACATGGGGGTCAACAAGGGTGAGGTCACCGCGACAGCGCACGTCTCTTCCCTCGGTCAGCCGTGGGCAAAGCGCGCCGTCTACATCGACCCCACGTCGTACCACGTCAGCATCCTCGGCGGCGAGGTCGACGCCGACGCGGTGACCACCGACTCGTTCGTCAATCTCTCCGAAAACGGCCAGGTCATCACCCGTGACCGGGTGCAGTTGCGGTCCCCCATCAAGATTGGCGGGATGTTCCTCCGTGACGGTGGTGGTCTGCTCCAGCAGTCCGCCAACGGTTCGACGTGGACGAACCTCTAGCCGGTCGCCAGCATGAGGTAACGCTTGCGACCCGACTCGGAGTGCCGATTCAGGTCCGCCAGCGTCACTAGCTCAGGTGTCTCGGCCACGAAGGCGTCGACCGCCTCGGTGACACCGGGCCAGTCGGGGTGGTCGTAGTCATCAGCCACGATCACCCCACCCGGCAGCAGGTGGCGGCGAGCGAGCCGTAGGTCCGACAGGACGTCGTCGCGTTCGTGGCTGCCGTCGACGTGGACGAACCGGAACCGGGCGGCGTCGTCCAGGTGCAGGTCGGTCGAGTAGACCTCGTGGATCACCAGCCGCGCCTGGTCGAACCCGGGCACGCCGCGCGTGACGTTGCGGCGCAGACCTGTCGGCGTCGGCGGGTCGGCAACGTACACGTCGCCGCTCTGGAACGGGTCGCACACCACTAGGGTCTCGCCGTCGCGTACTTGCTCGGCGAGGACGATCGTCGACCGCCCGTGAAACGGGCCGATCTCAAGGATGTCGCCGTGGAGCCCTTGGGCTGACTGCATAGCGAGGACGAGCGTGAAGTGGGCAGCGTCGTCGTAGGTGAACCACCCCTGGATGCCCCGCATCGAAGCGAACGTGGTCGCGGTCGGGCCGGGCCGGGCGTCTTTCGCGAACGTTGTCGAGTCAGGGTTTGCGCGGCCCTTGACTACAAGGTTCTTCGCTCGGATCTGCGCCGCCCGGACGGCTCGCGTCGGGTCGTTCCGGATCACGTCGAGACGGCGCTTGTCCAACAGCATCGCCGCAACTTAACAGCGCCGCGCTCGGTCACAGCGGCCAAATCGTGGCGACTTTCCGCCACGAACCCGCCACCGCCGATCACCGCCACCCGCTGCGTCATGCCCGAACGGTATGCCCAACAGTTCACCTTTGAGGAGCCCCACATGGCCGGAATCACTGTCGGCGGCACCACAGACGACTGGATTCTCAACTCGTCGACCGGGCTGCCCCTGAAGCGCGCGTCCAAGCTTCGCCGGTACGCGACCCTCACGGGCGGGTCACCGCTGACTCTGACGCTGAATGGGCAGTCCGTCACCGAGATCCCCGTGCCGCCCGGTGGGTTCTACCCCGAGCACACCCTGCCCGAGGGTGTCTCCACCACGTACGTCGTCGCTCTCGAGACCGCCAACGCCACCGACGCGAACTTCGCAGCCGCGCCCCGCTATAAGGAAGTCCCGCCCGGAAGTGGTGGCGGTGGCGGGACCAGCGACTACAACGCGCTGCTCAACAAGCCGACCCTCTCGACCGTCGCAGGAACCGGCGCCTACGCGGACCTCACCGGCAAGCCCACCCTCGCCGCCGTCGCTGGCACCGGGTCGTACGGCGACCTGTCCGGGAAGCCGACGATCCCCACCACCCCCGGTGAGGTCGGTGCAGCGGCGGCCACCCACACGCACTCCGCGACCCAGATCAGCAATTCCACCACCACGGGCCGCAACGTCCTCACCGCCGCAGACAAGGCAGCCGCACGGGCCGCGATCGGGCTGGTCACCGGGAGCCCCGCCGCCGACGAATACCAGCTCCTCGACACCGCCAACGTCGGACTCGGGGCCGTCCAGCCGCCGCCCGCCAAGGGCCAGTTCGTAATGCCGTCCGTCACCCACGGCGCACAAACCCCCCGCGCCGGCACCCACTACGTGCCGCTGTACCTCACCCCCGGCACCTACGACGCACTCGGCTGCAACGTCAACGTCCAGCAGGTCGGCGGCTCCACCACCTTCAAGCTCGCACTGTTCAAGGCGCACCCGCTCGGCCTATGGGACGACTCCACCGGCCCGCTGCGTGAAGCGACCGTCGACCTCACCACAGGCGGGACCGGACAGCGCACCGTCACCGTCACCGACCTAGTCGTCACCGAACCCGGCTGGTACTACGTCGCCGCGCTGTACGCCGTCACCACCGCACCCACCACCTCCGCGACACTGCTGTGCTCACAGGGCACCACCGGCTACTCCCTGCCGTGGACCACCATTACCGGCAACGTCCCCAAGACCGCCTACATCTACCTCAGCGTCACCGCTTGGCCCACCACCACCATCGCAGCCGACGGAACCGTCAACGCCTCGCTGACCGTCAACGGCAACCTCAACTCGCCCATCGTCGGCGTCCGTCGCAAGGCCGCCTGATGGCCGGGTTCCTGGCCGCACGCCCCCCCGCCGGGACGCCTCCACCGACCATCGACACGACCCGGTTCGTCGACGCCCACGACATGACGTCCTCCGCGCTCGACATGAACCAATCCGGGACCTACTTCGCGAACAACTACATCAACCCCGCAGGCGAAGGTGGGGTCCATGCGGCCTACGGCGGCTTCACCCGCGACCAACAGATCGCCTACCCCGGCACCACCACCTCCGCGTGGCAGCTCGAGTACGCCCGCACGGAGGTCGCCCGCGCAAAGGCCGCCGGGATCGACGGGTTCCTCGGCAACATGATGTCCGCCAGTGGCGACAATCAGACCCGTGCGCTCGCGATGGCTCAGGCGTGCGCCGAAGACGGCACCATGCGCTACACCCCGAACGTCGACACCAACGGCAGCATCGCGTCCTTGTCGGCAGCCGGGATCGCGGACGTCCTCGAGGCCGTCTACGAAACCGGGTCCGCACGGGTCGTCGGCGGGAAGTACCTGCTGTCGTCGTTCAAGGCCGAAGGGAAGACCGTCGCCTGGTGGACGGCACTCAAGACCGAGCTCGCCAACCGCGGCTACCCCGTCGAGTTCATCGCCGTGCTCCTCAACGCCTCCGACGCCAACATGGAAGCGTTCGCACCGATCTCGTGGGCGCTGTCGGTGTGGGGTCCCGCTCGACCGCAGAACGTCGTCAGCCTCGCCGGGCGCGCACAGAAGGCACACGCGCTGGGCCGCAAGTGGATGGGTCCGATCCGACCGCAGGACTTCCGCCCCCGTGACGGCGACGTGGCCGAGGCGCAGAACACCGACCTGTGGCGCGGAATGTGGGGCGCCGCGATGCAGGCCGGCACCTCGGGTGCCGACTGTGTGCAGCTTGTGACGTGGGATGACTACGCCGAACACACCCACATCTCGCCATCGGTGGGCGGCGGCTATGCGTGGGCGAAGCTGACGAAGGTCTATGGGGCGGCGTTCAAGGCGCAGGCCTCGGTGGCGGTGACGAGCCCGCTGGTGGTGCTGACCCACCGCAAGCACCCCGCCGCGGCAACGCCGAGCAACCAGACCGAACTCGCGTCACCCACCCTCGACGGCACCTCCACGATGCGGAACACCACCGAGGCGCTATGCATCCTCCCCGCGGCCGGAACGGTGTCGGTCAACGGCGGCACCGCGACCGCCGTGCCTGCGAACACCCCGACCGCCGTCACCGCCCCCCTCGTCGTCGGGGGCGCGAACACTGCGGTCGTCACGGGGCAGTCGGGCGGCACGTTCACCGTTACCTCAGCCCACACCACGACCGCCACCCCGGCCGTGCAGGACCTGCACTACAAGGCCACCGTCTACGGCTGAGACTCACCCGCACGAACCGCTCCCCCTTCCTGGCTCACGCAGCCAGGGAGGGGGTGCTTTGTCGTACCCACCTGGCAACGTGACGCCCATGCTCAGGGATGCTCGGCGCGCCATGCTCGACTTCGAGCGCAACTACTTCCTCTTTACGTACCTCGCCAGGTAGGCCCGCAACACAGCCCCAAGGTTCGACCCCTCGGCACGCGCCTTCTCCTGCGCCGCCCGCCACAACTCGACGTCGCAGCGAAACGACTGGAGCGGCGTCTTTGGCTTGTTGGGCACGCGCTTGACAGTAGCGGGTGTCATAACGCCACGAACTCGGACTCGGTCTCTACGTAGGCGCAGGGGCGGCCCGGGGTTGAACCGGGATCTACCTCTCTGTTCCCACCCGAAGGCGAGGTGGCCACGGCTCGCTCTGACGTTGAGCTACCGCCCCTGCTGGTATCAGTGTAGTCACTCATTCGACCGGCCCCCGCTCAGCGCCACAGACCCAGCACCGTTGCCACACGGGGCGGCGGCTACTGGTGGGCGACTCTCGGGTGATGCGCCACTCGTGGCGGCCGAAGACGCAACGCAGGACGGTCACGACGGCCTCGCCGCAGCCTTGCGCCAACGTCGCAGCGCGAGATACGCCGTCGCCGGGTTGGCGTGGCGGGACACCCCCCGACAGCCGTCGCTCACGCCGAACCGCTCAAACCGCGGCTCGCGGCGGTCGTACTCCCATGTAAGCCCGAACAGACGCTTACGGGGCGCGGCCTTCTTGAACTGGAGGCCGTCGAGTGCGGGCAGGTTGACCTTCTGCCAAGTGAGTGTCGAGTTCTGGTTCAGGTAATCACTGAGGCGCTGCATTGCCGCCCGATCCTCACTGTTCGGCTGGTGCTGCATCACTCCCCCCCTTTGACGACCGAGCAGTGTTCGAGCACTACCCCGACCCGATATAGCGTCTCGATCGGCTTCGCGGTCCCGTATATGACGTCGTGCACCAGGACCAGCGCAGCCTCAACCGCGTCTTGGGCGGTGCGACGGGCGGTCAGGTTGTCGTCGCTCAAGTGGAGGTGGCGTCCGTGGCTCACGGTGCCACCGACGCGGGGTTGAGGTGGTCGCCGGGCTCAACGGTGACCGTGATGCAGACCGGGCCGCCCATCTCGTTGACCGTGGTCCGGTGTAGGTAGATCGTTCGCTGACGCACACCGCTCTCGTCTTCAACGGTCGAGTAAGCCACGAGCCCGTCGTCGGACAGTCGCATGTGGGGGTACATCAGAAGGCTGTGGCGGGTCATCACGGTCAGGGTCTCGGTCTTCATCTGGTTCGTGCGATCACTCATGGTTTGCTCCGATCTGGTGGGTCATGTGTCCGGCGTCTTCCTCCCAGGTTGCTTGCTCACCGAGGACGCGGAAGATCGGCTCCCAGTGCTCAGGGCAGACCTTGTGCATCGACCCGTCGTTGAAAAACACGGGGCCTCGCTGGTCGGCCTCATCGTTCTCACAGCCGCGAATGGCGCAGGTGTCGGGTAGCGCAAGCCATTCGTCGATGCGCCACTCACGCTGACCCGCGGGGGGAGTGAGTGCGAACGTGTGGGCGCATGGCACCTGCTCACAGACGCAGTGCGCGCTTTCCGGATGACGAACGCAGCCACGAACGTGCGCCAT